CAAATCTTTTTTTTTTGAAAAATTTTGCCATTCAAAAAGGCCCCATATCCTGCGGATCTGAGTAGGAAAAATTTAGAACAAAGAAAAAAGAAAAAGCCATTACAAGCTCAAAAACGGACAAAAAAAAAGACCATAGAGAAAAAAGTTACAAAAACTCAGAAAAAAACCGCGACCCTGGGAAACCCCAGGGCACACCCCCGGAAACCGGAAACCCCCATCCGCCCGCCACCCCTTTGCAACAATTTCAAAAAAAATTGAAAAAATTCCTTTATTACCCTCCCCAGGGGGCCCCGCCGCCGCCGGCCGCCCCCAAACCCAACCGAAAGAGGTTGCCAGGAGCTTTTTTTCAAAATTTGTCCGCGAAGCATAGAAGAATCTGCCTGATTTCAAAGGGGGAATGACCTTTTTATTGCCCCTGTCTGGGGCCACCACCACCCCAAAAACCATCAGAACCTTCAATGAGATTGGAGACCAATCAAATCAAAAACCGGCGAAAAAAGTGTGAGGATCTAAATGCAAAACCCGGAAAAATTCGGGACCAAATCCCCAAAAAAACCCAGAAAAATTCCAGAAAAAATCCCAGAAAAATCCGATAAAAATCCTCGAAAAAATCTAGAAAATTGATGGGAAAATTTCTAAAAAATCGCCGAAAATTTTTCCAAAAAAATGAGATGAAAATCTTTTTATTCCCCTATGAAATCTTCCGATAAAATGATCTGTCATTTTGGAAGATCTTTGAAACGGAATCAGAAGAATTCCAGGGAAAAACACTTAGGCTGAAAATTTCGGGTTTTCGAAATACCCCCCAGGGTGTTAAGGGGGGGAGGGTACCCCCCCTGGGGGTCTACTTCTTCCCCTTTCTTTTCCCCTTTTTTTTTAGATCCAGTCCTTTCTGGTGATTGTGTCCGTTGCGATGGTTTCCTTGATGGGTTTGAGTGGGATGACTTTCATGGTGTGTGTTGTTTTGCCTGTTTTCTCGTCGAATGTGACTATGCCTTTCTTGGCTAGGTGTCGGATGCAATAGGCTATACGGTTTGGTGTGGGTGAATAGAATACCGTGCCCATCCCACGCTCTAAGAGGTGGCTGAAGATTTCATTACAGGATGCTGAGCCTCTCTCTCTAATATAATGAAAGACAAACTCTATCAAATGTCCAAGGGTGAGAATCTTTTCAAAGTCTTCGGTGAAAGAAGCTTTGAAGAGTTTCGGTTTTGGTATTATGAGTTCACCGCCATTCATGTCGATATAGCCTTCTTTTTCGAGTTTGTCCAGTTGTTCTATGAGTGGATATATTATCTCATCGGATGCGTCGAAGCGTCTCTGGAGATAGGATACGAATTCTTCAATTTTTATCTCCCCTTTAACTCTGAGATAGTCTAGTATTTGTCTGGATAGTCTTTTCTTTGAATATAACCTCCCAAACCGCCTTGAATACATTTCCCCTCAAACCTCCCATTTCTTGGGGATTTTTTAGCTGCCATATAGCCCTCTTGCAGCTTCTTTTGCTCCGGCGGAGATTATTGCATTGGCGAGTTCTTCTGCGAATTCATGGATGTTGCAAACGAAGTATTTTTTATCTCTTTCTTCGATGAATCCGAATGGGAATTTGTCAACCATCTCTTCGATGGACTCTATGGGGATTCCTTCGCTTTGGAAGAATTCTATGGCGTTTTCACTTATTTTGACTTGGTCCCCATAGACGTCTATCCAATCCCGGACCTCTGCTAATTTAACAATGATCTGAACAAATTGTCTTTGAAGATATGTCATTTCTTACCACGCTTTTTCTTCCCTATTATCTCCAGGAGTTCACGACTCAAATCATAATCGATTTCCTCAGCCTCTTCAAGGCCAAGAACCGTCATCAGTTGCGTTGAGAGTTTGATAAGTCTCTCAAGATCCACCATATTCTTGATCTTAACCGCTTCGTCAGGGTTTTCTCTAACACGCCTCAGATAATCCATTAAACTGATGTTTAGGGTTGACAGCAGGACTTTGATATTCGCCACTGGCAAATCTTTGACATCTGGCGAATAGACAATCTCAGCATCAGGATACTGTTCTAGGCGTTTCTTCCACTTGAATTGTGTTGAGAGCTTGAGGATATACTCGTAGCTGTACCCTGTCAGTTTCGCAAGTCTCTTGAGGCTCCTGCCCGGTCCCATATCCCGATATAATGAGAATAGTTTTTGCTCGACTATGTTTTTATCTCCAGTTCCTCGCGCCGGCATCCCTATGCCACATCCCCTTGCTGTTGTTCCTTTTGCTTTTTATGAGTTACATAACCCGCTAATGCTCCTACGGCTACCATACCAATCTCCTTCTCCCCAAGGAGTAAGGAGAGTATGGTTACGACTGTTAAGGCAACTATTGATATTATCTCCGCATTTTTCACATCCAAATCTCAACACCTCCCTCTTTTTTTCCTAAAAAAAAATTTTTTGGAGTGAGTCATGACACCAACAACATACCAAAGGAGTACGGAAACTGTGGCTACGACTATTAGAGCAATTCTTGATGCCATTTTTACATTCAAAATCTTTCATATTCTCCCCCCCTGGAAGGATTCCTTTTTTTTATATTATTCCAAATGGTAGGTCGATCATGATACCTGCCACATATCTTATTGAAGCTGATAAGATGATACCACAATCGCAACAGATAAGCTCGCACCTCCTCTTGTCGAAATGGAATGCCCGGGACCCGCATTCCGGGCAAATATTGAATAGTGTTTTCGCCTCTGCTCTTGAATCGATTTCTTCATCTTCGTCATGCTCCCATAGAATCGTAATTCCCGCCTCCCCCCGAAAAGGGAAACCTTTGAATGGGGTTTTCTAGGGTTTTATTCTTTTCTCCGATATCCTACGAGTGGTTCCCGGCGTCTTATTGTTGAGAATAGGTTGGCGGAGACTCTCGCGATGGTTTTCTCATCGATGTCAATGATCTTCTTCGCTCTTGCTAATGGCACTTGTGTGTTAACTTTGGGATGGTTTTTGATATAGACTAGAAGGGCTAAAATCAAGACCACGGTTTCAGCGGCGAGTTGTTGATGGAATGTTTCAACACCGTATCGTCGGATGTAATATACGATTTCACGGGTGTCTTGGCTTGTCAGATGCATGTCCTCTTTGATTGAGAGGAGAAAGTTGACATACTCTGATTGTCTCCACTCCCGCATGGCCACATGTCTATATTTTTGCTTTAAAGCTTTTATATGTTCTTTATAATCTGTCAAAGACAAGTTCTCATCCCTTTCCCAACCAAATTTTCTCCTCCCCCTTTTCTAGAGAGGAAAGATATGGGGGGGAAGATTCAGGAATTACTTTCGACCCCTCCACTATTGGGGTTCATATTTAAGACTCGATCTCCCCCCCAAAAAAAGGGGGATAACCTCCCCCCTTCATATCCTATCTCCCAGTTCTGGTGGTCTAACCTCCACATCACCAACATAAAACGTTGGCTGATATTCGAAGCCGCTCCAATAATACCAAAGATGACCAAGAAAAATCTTAGCAAGTTTTCTTTTCGCCTTGAAGATGATATGAGCCTCATCCTGCCCATCACCAGTCAAGCTGGAGTATATTAGACCATAGAGGTCAGGATAATACGCTTGAACCCTCCTAGAATGCAATGCCTTGAATGAAGTTGAAACGCTGAGAGCAACGCCTTTCAGAGAATGATTATAGGATGATCTAAGCCCCTTAGTTTTTATCTCGGATCTGACAATAGGATTTGGTGAAGGACAATTACATAGCCATTTTTTTATGTCGTCGATGGTCGGTTCCCTCCCAAGCCGCTTGTAAAGATAAGAAACATTTCTAGAATAGATTTTACCACATCTGCGACAATATGTTGTCGGGATCAGCCCTGCGTAACGCCAAAGATCCTTATAATGAGGGAACCTGCTGACATCCCCGATCTCAGCCACTAACTTCGCTGCCAGGATCTCATCCACACCCACCACCCTCGAAAGAAAAATCCGAAAGATTTTCTGCTCTCTGAGGATCGAACTGATAACCTCCCTAGCCTCCACTTTCGCAAATGACATTATCTCCCCAAGATCTGAAGGCAGATCATCGGTCCGTTGCTGATAGAGTTTCAAGGCGGGTTTAAGATGCTCTATCATAACTCCCAACCCACAAGCTTCTGCGCCATCCTCCGAGCCCGCTTCACATGAACAGACTCTATACCAGCCCGGATATGATCCTTAGTTATGACATAATCGCCCCTAAGAGCAGCTATCTTGATAGCTTCTTTCGCATACTCCATCCCGATTTCTTCAACAATATCAGCAAGGTACTGTCCAGTTTTACGGGAGCATTTCATCCCAGAGGCTTTGATCCGTTTTCTGAATGGTCCGAACTTCAATTCGCTAATAGGACATCACCCCAAACTTTTTTATGATGGCCACCATGGATAATCATCCTCATTCTCATCATTCTCCCATTCCTTGAAGATGTCAACATCCTCTTTCTCTTTCTCTTCTTTTTCCGCTTCTTCTTTTTCTTCTTTTTCTCCGGTTAGAGGTTCCTGATCATCTTCGTTCTTGTCAAGGTCTCTGAGGGAATATCCAAGCTTCTCAATATCAATACCACGATCATATGCCCTCCTGATAACTTTCCGCTTATCAAGCGTAACTCTAACAGGAGTCCTGTCCCTCCTCACTGTCTTGATCACCTGTAGCTTGTGAAGATCCGCCGCCGCTGTCCGATGATGATAATGAGGAGAATATCCTTGCTTCTCCATCATCCTACTGAAATCTGAGAAGGTTCCCTCCCATAATTTGTCTATCAAGATCCCTCTGAGAAGATCTTCTTCCCTGTCAGGATGCATCAGCTTCTGCTCTCTAACATAATCTTTAGCATAGCTTTCAATGTCCTTGTAGAGCGTCCCATCAGTCTCCTCATCAATCACCTTCGCCATCGCAAGCAATGGCCGGAATAAATTGAATGGTCTCGCCCCCAATTCTCTGATGTGAGGAATATTGTCGTAGGCTTCCTTAACTCTCTTATAATTTCGCAGGGCAACACCTATCATCATCCTCTGATTCTCTATCGGATCCAGTTCATCCGCCATCTTCGCACTGTTTCTAACCAACTCTGGGTTAGTGTCTTTGATCATGGTAATCTCTATACCTTTTTCTCTCACAGATTCCGTCAGATATCTCCCCGCTATTGCAATCGAGGAATAGATGTCCAAACTTTCCGGTTCGAGTGTTTCCTTGTCCACCAACTTCCTCGTAGCATCCCTAAACCACGCTGCTTCAAGAATCCCCTCATATGTTTTCCGAGTCTCCTCTTTACTAATTATTGCCTCAAAATGATCGACGATAAGCAGACCATGACACGCCGAGGCTAATCGTGTTATCTCCGCTTTACTCCGCTCAGACGCAACATCCGGGGAACCACCATAACATGTTAAAGCCAAAAGATTGAGAGTGGTGGATTTCCCAACATCCCGAGCCCCTACCAAGCCAATATAAGGATACCATGTGAAAAGCTGGATCATATAAGTCCCCATAATCCACAAAGCCAAAAGCTTAGCCTGACCAGGATGCACAAAACTCAAATACTTATCAATATACCCCTTGATGATGGAATAAGCCTCGCTGATAGTGGGAGGGTTCAGCCTATTCTCAAGAACATCCTTAGCAACCAACAATATAGCTTTCTGCGTGTACTCAGGGATCATACCAGGATATCCTGTGAATGACACCCCCTTAGGACTCTTAGTATGCAACTTCGGATGATAACCAAAGACTACATTCGGATTCGAAACCCCTATAACCGACCCCTTATCCTCTGACAGCTTAGAGAACATTAACCCATACTCTTTAGTGTAGCTCTGACCCATCCTAGGAGCCAATAAACGATCCTCAAGGGCGCTTATGTCCCTCTCGACAATATCCTCAATTGAAGGAGTTTTATCCTCTTCCCTCTCCTGCCTTCTCAGACAACCCCTACACATACCCTCCTTAAAGTTGAAATGTCCCCTAAGGGTCTCGCACCTTGGAGGTTTGAGTTCACCGCCCTCGATTCGTTCAATAGTGGACTTAAGTTGAGTGATAGTATATTTCTGATTATAATCCCAACACAACTCGAAAAACTTTGATAAGACTTCAACATCCTCATTAGTTCGAACTAGAAAATTAGATAATGCGAGACGTTGCTCATGCGAAGGTCCGTGCTTCTCTGGAGATGAGAGGAGGCTCTGGATACATTTGTACCTGAGGAAAGAAAATTTATCTTCGATCGATCCAATGAATCTTCGAACATCCTCTATGATATCATCATCTTCCCTGATATCCTCATCAACCACAACCTTATACTCGCCTAATTCATTCTTGTCATTGCGTACCTTCCCATGGGTTATGATATAGCTGCCTTCTCCCTTGAACTCGACGCCAATATCCTTGAACTGATCTGGCCTATCAATTTTCGTATTCTTCGAAATGAAGTAGACATGGTAACCCCTATTGGGTGTTTGAACTGTGAATGTGTTGAACCTCTCCCCAAACTTCGCCTTGCAGAGATGATAGAAGATTGGGAGGTCAAAATCTATACCGACCAGACCATTATACCCACAAACATATGCATATGCTGTATCCTTACTCGTCCAAAGTCGCTGAATATCACGGTTTTCCTGTGGGGTGGATGCATATTTTTTCCACTTGCAGTGGGGTTTCTTGTTAGGCATCACAAAAACGACATTTAACCCATGTTTTTTGCGCCATTTGTCACTTGCAAAGATCTTTGGAAGCAAAAAGTCCAACCCCTAGCCTTTATGGCACTTTTTTCTCGGATTTTTTCACCTCAGCTTCGATCACTTTACCTCTTTCTACTATCGGCTCGGCATCAACACCCATACTCTCCGATTCTTCAAGGGAAGTGATCCCTGACAGATTATATAATCTTCGGAGGACGAAAACCTCAGCAACTTTCTGGATCATTGCACTTGGAAATTTCTGCCATGACAACGAATTAGGCCTATAATATTCTTCAAAATCAACGAATGCTATGAATGGATCGAACCCCTTCCGGACTCCACGGGCCCATGCTCCGATGATCTTACCCCTCTCACTGCCAAACTTATGTTTGACCACTCCTTTGGTGGAGTCTATCTCGAATTCATCACCTTCCCTGACAACACCGCTTGTAAGACCTTGAAAATCAGGATTCCTCATCGCAACTTTTAAATATCCGTCACGAGATACTATGAATACTGGTCTGCGGATCCCAGTCTTGGGGTCTCGCATTTTCGCAAAATAAATCTCATTCAAAAGCGGGTCCAAACCATATCTGTGTGATAGGTACAAGAACAAGGCGAGCTCCCTATCACTAGCACCTTTCGCAACAGTGTTTTTGACAAGCTCGACAGTCTTCTTTGGCATTCGAGAAATGACCTCAGTTGCAGCGGTCAGGATATCAACCGTCCTCTCCTTTTGTGATTGGGCTGGGGTTATCTCCCTTTTTTCTTTTTCAATCACGATACTCCCCTCCCCTTAATTTGAAGAACTTACCATCAGGGTATGTAGGGATGTCAACTTTAATCTTCTCGCCAGAGATATTGTAAATGAATGGATCGATCCAAGTGATTGTTGGATGCCTGTTAAGTATCCGTCTGATCTTCCCTTTAGCGAATTTGATCGTCTCTTCATTGAATGTCTCATCCTTGAATCCTTCACCTGGTGTGAAGGAAAGAATCTGGCGGAGAAAGTTGAATCGCTGAGCGTAGCATGGTTCGACGATGATGAAAATTTTCTGCTCTCCCTTGTCTACTATGATCTCGTAGATGTCATCGATCGAATTTAGTGTGGAGATGGGGATATTCTCTTCTTTTGAGATCATGTTATCCCCTTAATCTTTTTCACCGTTTCTATGAGTTCATCGTTGCCTTTGTCCTTATAGAATTCTCCGATAGCGATGTTGATTAAGTGTGATCTGCTTATGAAGATGTCATTCAACGCTGCAAGATAAACGATCTTCATTAGAAGTCTCCAGTTCTCCTTCTTGACATTGAGAGTGAATGATCTGTACTCTGCCATTTTTTCCACACCCCCACTCTTTTTCATATCACCAAATTATTATATTATTATCCTCCATCTATTAGACTCTCTATCCAGCGCCACTTTGACTCTTACACCAATGTCGGGCTTTTTCTTATAGGTTTTTATAAATCTCACAAGATTGCTTGCTGGGTTCGCTGATATGGTATAATATGCTCTTCCAGTGTCAATTGGAACATCATCCAAAAGAACACTGAAGTCAACAATCATTATCTTGTCTTCATGTCCGAATTCAACATTGTCAGAAAGTTCTCCTCTGACGCCGAAATCGATCTCTGTGATCTCCCCATCCAATTGACTTGGAAGATCACCTCCAGCTACCTTCTCGGCTTGTTCAGCAACTTTTTCATAATATTCCCAATCATCCATCCCCTTTTCACCTCTTCAAATTTTTCATAGGAGTTTGTTGAGGAGAAAGATAGTCCGGGCTAATTTGAGCACACGATGTGATTCGATATCATCTTCGAGAAAAAGAGTTAATGTTATTTTTTCACCTGCGATTGTCCGGGATCTTTTTAATGGGAATTTTCCTTTGGCTATTTCTTTGACATGGTCGAATATATTGTCGTTGTACATGTCGGGTGTCCCAGACATTATTGATAATCCATAGTTGAAGAGTCTTTCATGGGTTTCGTTGTCTTTGGTGTGATATGCGTGTATTTCATCGTCTTGGTCGTTGAAGTGGTAGTATCGTATGTTGGGGTCTAATTTATAGTATTGGATTAATTCCATATTTACCTCTCTCCTCTTCTCATCTTTACCCCTTTTGGTTGTGGGGCTTTCGACAGTTATCTTTGTGTTCGTTACCATATTTATACCTTTCGGTCTTCGGGTAGAAAACCATTCTAAAAGGCTGCGCAGATAAAACAAAGAATCTGCCAAGACATACAACCATTCCAAAACACTTAACACCCCAAATACATTAGCGCAAAAAAGCGCAGGCTGGAGAACATACCTTGAAGGATGGGTTAAGCCCATTTCCTTTTTAAGTTTTCCGGGAAAACTGAAAAAAAAAGATAATATGTGTGGTGCCGCAGATAGAGGATTGAAGGGGTCTGGTTCCTGCGCTATTTTTTTCTTTTCTGCTTCACACACACACCCATACACAGTATAATTTACTATAATTATAGTATTTTTTTTTGATAATCATATATATATGATATTTACTTTGTCAGAGACCACATATAAAGGTAACGCCCCCCCCATTGTGAGAGCCCTCCCTAGGGGTTGGCGAAAGGGGGTTAATTCGGCTATCCAGAGTCTGGGATTACTCGAATCATCCTAATCAGCTTTCACTACCATCGCGCAGTGTTCAGTCTTTATCTTGCAGTTCGATAATCGAGGAGCAGACCAAAGACAGCGTCACAGCAACAGCGCAAACATACAAGAGGTCAATTTCGAACATGGTATCATCTCGCTTTTTTGTTTTTCGTTTGAGCGTCCGGGGAAAATTGTTTCTTGGAGTGATGATGATTTGTGTTTTGTTTTTGGGATTGGGATGATTTAAACCCTGTGTTGGGAAGCCTTGGGGTATCTTTTTTATGTTCGATTCGACTTACTCTGTGCAATATTTTCGAATTTGTTTGAGATCCGAGGTCCAAGGTTTGCAAAACACTCTGCACTTTTTGTAAAATTTTACCCCAAAAATTCACCCAAAAACCCACTATCAAAGCATATCTCAACCAGCGCAGAAATTCTAAAGCCAAACTCACCATACTAATAAATGTCAGCCTTCGAATCCTCTCAAAACCACCTCTGGAAAATTACTTTATCGTAGCTTACAAAGTAATTAAAGATTGTAAAATAAGTATAGATAGTTGTGAGAGTGTGTGTGTGTAGGAAAAAACCAAAAAATAGCGCAGCGACCACACACCTCCATTCACCCAATCAAGCCATCAGACCAATTTTCTTTTTTATTGAGTTTTCGACGAAAACCTAAATCAGATAAGAATGGACCAGAACCCTCCAACACCCGAATACAACCTGCGTTGTTTTGCGCTACTCCAAACACCCACCCTAAGACCCCAAATCCCATCACCACTCATCAAAAGATTTATATACACCCGGGATAGAAAGATAAAGCTGAAAGAAAAGAAATCACCCAAAGATGCCAAAAAAACCAAAAAATCCCCTTCTCCCAAAAAAACAAACCTAGGAGGGAAGGAAGAACTTGACAATAATCGAAGCATTTTACATTGGCATCGGATTCTGGCTGTCATTCTTCGTCATAGCCTTCATAGCATCCTTCATAGCATCAATCATCATCGGACTATCCGGTACCTCAATCGAAAACTGAAAAAGAAATTCCCCTTCTCCTATTTAATATAGGAAACGCCATCTCTCCTCTTTTTTTTACCCTCCCGAACCTCGATAAGACTATCGACCATATCAATGATCATATTCGTCACAGGATAAAACTTCTCATCATCTAACTCAGCCCCACACTCACGAAACAAAGCCTTAAGAGCGTCAAACATAACACTCTTAACTTTCACCCCCTCTGGCAGGTCATCAGCTACAAAAATCACACCATCTCCCGGAGATTCCATTGAAGAGACCTTAGGATCCCCGCTAAGCTCTATCATCGTCGCATATGGGACTTCCCTGATCTCGTATTTAACAGCTCCAATCTTGATCAATCTTGGTAACCTTATTTTAATCACCCCAAAAGCTGAGAAAAGCATCCCACTACAAAAAAAAGAAAAGAAACAGGGGAAGGCAGATTTTCACAGGAAACCCCCATTCGTCTTTTAGATTATTCTCTTACCAGCCCATCTGACAATCGATGGTAAGAAAAGCTCCCTACACTCCCGGGTGAATTCAGGATAGGGGCCTATCAAGACGATTCTACCTTTCCCATAGTAGTCAAAGGCTATCGCATATCGTCCCTTCAGTTCATTGGGTCCCTTAGTATATTTTGCCACTCCTTTTTCGAAAGCAGGACCGCCATGGTGTTGCATCTCTAAGGGTCCTTCAGCCATGAGAGTGTCGGACCATTCGCTGAGGGGTTCGATCGTCACCTTCCCCTCATAGCATGAGGGGTATGCTCTTATAGATGGGGCGAAACCCCAACCTTTGTATCTTCCAACAACCTCATAGGAGCAGGCGTATGCCCCTGCACAGGTTGCTACGACGCCACCTCCACCCCGCATGAACTCATCTATCGCCACTGAGTCAATCGGGGCGTTATGGATGTATAAGCGTCCAGAATCTCCGCCGGGGAGTATTAACACATCCTTCCCCTTCAAAGCAAGTTTAGTAATCCGTGTTATCACCACATACTTAGTTCTGACCATTGAATCGAGGAAAGACACCGTCTGTTTCAGACAATTTGGCCCGACGAAATTCCCACCATACACAGCCACTTTCAAGGGTCCATCATCACATGCGACATTCACACACTTTGGTTCTCTGTCTTTCAGCTCCTTGAATTTCTCATGATTCCGAACAGAAGCTTTGAAATTGGGTGTCCATGCCACTCTCCCAAGCACACTCACATAGGCTGGTTCCCTGCCCCGCAACTTTATGAAATTTTCATATTTTTCTTTTGCGTTGAGAAATTTTTCTAATGGGACTTTAATCATCATCTAAATTCGCCTGTTTTACGATCTCGTTGTCTATTATGGTCCAGTAGTCTGCTGATAGATTGAATCTGAGATAATCGTATGGGAGGTATGCGTATCCTTGCTCACCCCAATTCGCACCCCAACTGTTTCTGATTATGAAAACTCCTTCGGAGGTTTTGCGGCTTCTCATCGTATCAACGGTCATGAGGTCATTGTATCCGCATGCAACAACCGCCTGACAGCCTATCAATTTGTCTTGGGGATCAGGGAATGGGATTTCCGGTCTGTTATCAGCATAATTGATAACCTCATTATACACTAGGAAACCGAATACAACAGGGAGGCCCATGGCGATAGATTTTTTCACTGAAAATAGAATGTCATCCGTTTTCATCCCAGTCACATCATGTCGCCCATAACCATCTATACAGTTCTGTGAAGCCATCGAATATATCCAACCACTATATTCTGCGTCTATAAGTTCCTTCATGTATCCTGTTTCATATTCAAGGTCCTCGTCGACATATCCGAATGTTTCAAGGGATTTGAGAGCAGATCTTATCGTTATCCCCGAATCCCCAGACAATCTGAGGAGTTTCTTAGCATGGTTGTAAATGAAAAGCCGGCTAGGGATGCGAGACTTTCGAGTTTTTTTCATCTGGAAATATTCGAGGATGCTGGCAACGGCATTCGCCACAGAAGTTGACATAAGCCCTTGATTGTAGATTGGGGGCATGTCAAATCTCAAATCAATAATATCAGGCAAAAATTCGACTTTCCTAAATTTTTCTGGTATTTTTGAGGCGAATGTGGGATCGCTGCTGTCTATTTTGTCTGGCAGCCATCCCATCGCCTTCACACATTTACACCCCATATTCCTTTCTTTCTATTTTTTGATTAGAATATGTAGACTGTTAGCCCATGTAACTGCTTTCATAGCGCTGGCCATTTGGTCATAGGTGAATGTTCTAATACCCTTTGTGGGATCAGCGACTTTCACAAGCCTCATTTTTGGATTGACACCCACCAAGTATATGAAGTGTCCATAGTTAGCAGTCCACACTCTTTGATTGTTCGCATCAACCCGCAAATATGGGTACGTTAATACATGCAATATGAATTCTTGACCTTCTTGGATCCCCTGAGCTATCTTATCCCATCCCAAGCTGGAGAATGATGGATTTGACCATTGGATGTTCATTTTACACTGTGCAGCTGCTTTGCTAACCCCAGCACCTATACCAGCGACAGTAGTCCCCGCAGTCGTCGTCCCAGCCCATTTAGCCAACTGAGATTCCACAACATCACAGCCTAATGCCGAGAGAGCCATCTGCAAACTTGACGGTCCACAAGTATACCCTGTATCCTGATAGTCTTGTTTAAAGTAGCCTGTGGTTATCCACCCATCGTCTTGGATGTTTTGATCGGCTTGTGAAACCTTCACTTCAACATAGCTGGGTTCCCTCCCCTTCTCAGCTACGAACTTGAAATATCTGATCCTAGCATCTAAAAAATCGAGCAATTTCACTTGTCCAGCGCTGCATAGAATAGTCTCGGGTTCTCTGCACTCTTTTTTGATATAATCTGAGTATCTTCCTAATAGTTCTTTGAATTCTTCAACTTTTATCTGGACCAAATTTTTCCACATCCTCTCGTTTTTTCCTCTTCTCACACCCTATATATGAATGTTGTGGAATACACATAACATTGTTCGGTTGTCGTCTCCCTTGTCATCCTTATACCCAACCGCAGGCTTGGATCGCTAATATCAGGCGTATAATGGATTTCGATAATGCTATCCTGACCTGGAGGTGTTCTGAAATGAACAATTCCCATTTCATAGTCTACATCAAAGTCTATATTCTCCACTAAGTCTTCATCGTCGATTTGGACACGGGCTATTGGATCGATAGGCACAAAAGCCAACGTGAAATCTTCCGTTTCCCCATCTCCTTCAAAGTATTCTCGGTGACTGTCCAGTCTAGGGGGTAGCGTGCCATCTTCATGGTTCAGATCCATCTTGAGAGTTGGAGTGTATGTGACAAAGAGAAGACCGTCAAGGTTCGTGGTATAGAATGTCATCTTTGCATTCTCATAGTCCACAACATAATCCTCAAACTCATATAATTCAACTGCATCATCTTCGCTTTCGGCTGGACGATATGTGACTGACACAGAACCTTCAAGGACGCTCCTCAGTGGAAGATCTACCACTCCCTCATTCTCTATTAATTCCTCCGACGACACTGGGATCTGTGCTGTGACCACATCATCTCCGATTATATCGACTCCAACTTTCACCGTGAATCCGGGATCGTAGTCCACATCCACCCCATTCCAGACATTAGCACCGAGTATAACCCCAGTCACTGGAGTGTAAGGTTGTGTGACTATGTAGGCTTCGGTGGCGGGTTTTGTTGTAAGATTTAGGGTGAGAGAGGATACTGAGGGTGTTACATCATCATCATCTGTCTCTAATGTTGCACGGAATATTAGCACTTTTGTTGATGTGGAGAATGTTTTTGTGAAATTATTTGAAGGGTTTAACTCATACCATGATTGTCCGTCTGGCGACACCTCATAGGTTATGGAAGTGTTTTCTGGTGTTGTGTCACTCGCTTCTAAAACGACTCTTGTTATAGGATTTGCTCTTATAACCCTACTGTAAAACTCCGCTGTCGTATGATATTTCGTCACTTGAACAGGCCTATCGATCGCCATCCAGTAATCACGGGGGACTTGCACCGCAATTTTCTCCCAGACCACTTCTTCACCATACACGGGCCGTGTGACAGTCACATATTTCGTTTGTTTCTCGTAGCCGACGATCTCTCTGACCTGGTCGCAGACGCCTTCTTTGGTGTTCTTTTCGATGTAATCTACTTCGAAGCAGAGGCAACCTTTGATGATGCTTCCTGAGGAGGTTGTTCGGTAGAGTTCTTGCCAACCAGCGGATTGGTTCCAATGCACATACGCCTTCTCGGTTATGGTTTGGCCGTCAATTTTTGTTTGGGGTCTTTCGTTCATTCGCCCGCCTAATGTCCAATAGTCGCTTCCTTGTGAGGTTTCGGTCCAAATGACTATCGCATATTTGCCTTGGCTTTTTTTGACTGGGACTGGATTGTCGAATTGGAATATGTAGGTGTCACCATAGGCGTTTTTCATAGTTTCTGAGGAGGTTTCGCCGAGAAGACCCCCCAAACGTATATTTGGAATCTTTCTATCTTTCAATTCTATCTGTGGAACCCCGTTAGCGTCTGCTTTAACCAATCCAACATGTAATGGGATTTTAGAAGCTCCTTTTTTGACTTGAAGCCTGATTGCCTTCACATTAGTATCCTTTGTGGTTGTGAAGGACTGTGAGATCATCACAAGGTTGCCGCATGGTTTCTTGTATCCAGGCATCCACCAGATGTTGGGGGATTCGTCTATCTTATATTTCGCTAGGATTCCTTCAACATCCACGATTTCATCAGGAGCACAATGGTCGATATCCTCGAATATTGGCACTTCACATTCTACGGGGATTAGCTCTTCTTCTGTGCCAGTTTCTGTATATATAGTCTTTGGCATCTCGACATAGATTGTTTCTGTGCAGACTACTTGCTCCCATTCCTGTATGATCTCAGTGGTGGAGTATGTTGGAAGTTGCAACTTCCCAGTATCTACATCGTACTGTGCGGTTGATCGTCTCTCATTCATAAAAGCCTTGATCGAATCAAGATCGCTGAAATCAACCGAGATAACTTTGCTCGTTTCATCGCTGAACTTATATGCTTGCTGCCCCTCGTCAAACGCATGACCATAACTATACTTTTCGTCTATATCGGGTGGTGCGATTATCTTTCTGACTTGGGGGCCTGTTTTCGTGTCGACTAGTTCGAGTTCGTCTTTGAGATAGCATAGGCTCTTGTGATAGTCTCTGAGCATCGTCTCTGTAACTTTCTTGTAGTCGCCGTAATCTACATCCCAATCTGGTAATATAAAATCTTTTTCAGGACAGTTTGTCAAATCAACCCACCCCTCTTCCTCCAAAAATTCAAAACCGAAAAGTCTTGGGAAGAAATTTTGGGTTTATGGTCTGCCGAGGGTTGCGGACCATGTTATTACAATATTGAAGCCGCTGGGCAGGCTGAGAGCGGGTGAAATCACTTTCCTTGCGAACATCGTACCAGCGGATGATGAATTGAAGATGCCCAATTCTTGAGTTCCAGTCGCGTCATTCCCTGAAAAAGTGGCCTGGGCTGTAACTTTATAATTTCCACTGTCCACATTTATGGTTGCAGATTTTCTAATGGTCTCAGTGCCTAGGGTGGTTTGAGTGGCGGATTCTGCTGTCCCGCTTGTCCCAAGTGCCATGTGGGTTATTGGGTTAGCGGACACACCTGCCAGCCTTTGTAATGCCAGGACGAGGCCATTGTTGACTACGATGTTTTTCCCGAAGTTTATGTGCATTTCTGTGTCGAGGAACATTGTCTGAGCTCTTATGGTCCCAGAGAACCTTCCTTCAATTTTTAAATGATCTTCTTTTTCTACCATTTCTTTTTTACCTCCAAATTTTAATTGCTCGCCGTTAACTGGTGCTTTATATAATCTATTGATGGTTTGGATGTTCCGGATGCGATCAATTCGAACATCACTACAAATTGATCAGTTGATGATACACTAATATCAGTCAAATCTAAGGTATTAGTGCCTGAGGATAGGTTGGAAGTTTTAACGACCTCATTATTCTTTTTAATCGTCGCAGTTATCGAGCAACCGCTTGGGATACTAGTAGAATATTTAAGGTAACCTAGATTCGTGAATGCACTGATCTCGGAGCCTAGGAGCGTATATGAGGCTGTGCCGCTCTGCTGAGGAAGATCATAGTATACATTCACTTGTATGACATCAACATAGAATGTTGCGCCAGCGCTCGAATAGTTGTTCTTGCCCGATAAATCAACATATAATGTGTTTATATTGGATGGTGTGACATTAGAGAGCCCCCATAGGTCAGTGGAGCCACCATAGTACTTGTTGGTATATGATTGGGGCCAATAATTACTCGTACCAGCTTTGCTAGTACTATTTGTGCCTCCTACATTGATCCTCACAAGCTGATCAACCCTGTTAACTGTCCACGATGTACCAGACTGCCTACGCCTTATTTTGACCTGTATGCCCGTAATAACCGCATTGCTTGGCACCCCGAAGGCATAACCGCTTGTGCGTAGAATGTCAGTATAACACACCTGCGCCGGAGTATCAGCCGTAGCACCAGTATTATCCTGGACCTTGGCATTATTAAGGTTATACCAATATCCTACGGAACTACAATTGCTATAATCGACATTCGAGACTGAGTTGGGGTCTTTATAGCTGGTTGAGAGCCCAGTACTCGGATCAGGTACCGTCAAGACGGCAGAAGAGCCAGAGCCTGATATGATCGTGTTTGACCGTGACATCCCTTGAAATTCTACGTCTGTGTCAAATACTCTGATATAACCCGTCGCATTCCATGATACACCCTCACTACCAACAGTGAAACCATCACCATCCAAAGAGCCCGAAGAAGAAGCTGTCACAGAATCACTGCTATTGAAACTATCACCATCCAAAGAGCCCGAAGAAGAAGCTGCAACCAGATCACTAGCAACAACTTCGTCAACTAAAGAATCTTGTAGGGCCAATACCATGTCTAGGGCTTCTCCACTTATAATGAGATTGTCCCCAATCGAACCTGTGGAATCCAATGCTATTGAATCACTGATATTGAAGTTGTCAGCCACAGAACCTGTGGCACCTAATGATTCGATCGTATCAGTCACTTGCCAATTATCTCCCACAGAGCCGGTGGAACTGGATGATACTGCGTCTTGGATGGTAAAATCGTCATTTTGACTTCCCTCAGCGCTACCTTCCATAATATCCGTTGTTATGAAGGTTTCGGATGGGACGAGCACCTCCATACCACCAGCATCCTCGATCCCAAGCGAATCCACCAGTCTCTCAGCCCTCGTACTCTCGAAGATGAACTTTTTCGACGAGCTTAAACTTTCTGCTAATTCTGTGAACTCTTCCTCGCTCCACTCGGGCAGGTTGGTTGGGAAGTCAATGTCGAATGCGCTTACGAAAAATACGCTCGAGTTGACATTTTTAGTGTACATACAGTTTCGGGAAAGTACGCATATCTCCCCTTCTGTTTCTAAGACATTCTGGTAAGCGACATTTTGCTTAGCAAGGCGCCTCCAAAGTCCTGAGACGATTGGTTCGATTAAAAAGTTCTTGTATACCTCGGCGTGTATAAGACCTTTGGAATTGAGGAATTGGAGGTATTTTTTGATTCGTTGGATGTAGTAGTAGTCCCATTCAACTTCATCAAGACAATATGGGGGATAAGTGCGGGGATAAAGATCGGGGTCGGTTGGGGGGTCGAGTCTCATTCTTGGTATTGAGAGGAGGTTGCCGATAACATCTAATATTCTGTCATGGTCGAATATGTCGCCTTCAAGGGTTTTGTTATGTGGGAAGCCTTTCTGGTAGGTGTTCCCATCCCAATCATCAACTTCTAATATGAATCTTCTCTCGGGGATTATTGACTGGCAGAACAGGCTCACAGAATCTTGTAAACTTGATGTGTCTTCGAGGATGCCTGAATCATATAATATCTTATCCTTAGTGGCGTCTATCAATTTCACACGATACAAGTCGTCTAATAGCACCCTAAATACGATGTCGTAATGGTGGGGTTGGTATTGGGTTCGCCAGATTTGTAAGGGTCTTTCGATCGATGGGATGGTTGACAGGAGCTTCGTATTAGCGATTACTTCTTGGAATTCTTTCCCAACAGTCCTAGAGAAAAGCCAAAGATTGCTTGGAGGATGCTTATCAAAGAAATGAGGCAACCTCTTCAGTAAGCGCTTGTGAGCCTTATTCCTAAATCGCCTCGCCACAATCTAAGCCCCCTCGATCGTTACTTTGATGCTGCCGAATATGAACTTCTGATGTTCCTGGATCTTCACAATCCTAGTAGGATAGATTATCTCCACATCATCAACCTCAGGCACCTCATCAGAGACAAATTTAGCAAGCTTGAAAGGAACAATCGATTCACCAATACCAAGCCCCTCCCAATAGGATCCACCAACCCTAACTCCACCGTCAAAATAAATTTTAGCGGCTTTTTCAATCTCACGTTCTATATTCTTCTTCTGCGCCGCAGTCATATAAGCCGAAATCGTCACCCTACATTCTACAACACGAGAGACCGGCTCGACACCCACAACATACAAATCTTCATCTATCGTAGCTGCGCTCCTCCTAAGACTTTCTTCAACATCATTGATTATCTCAGGATATGGTGGGTTCACAACCACTTTGACGGTTCCAGGACCATCCCATCTTGGAAATATCTGATAACTTGTCAAACCAGGGAGACTGTTCAAAACATCCTCGTAAGCGGCGAGAGTACCTTTTTGAAGTATGAAAGGCCAACGGAGAATCCTCTGCCTGAAAGCCTCGTCGCTTTCAGGATCTTTACCACCGCTTGAGGCGGTTGTGTTGAATGCTGAATCTATCCCTGGGATGTTTTCTTCTAATTGGTTTAGTTCGCCGGGTCCGACTCGGTAGGCGGAGCCAGGCAATAGCGACATCGCTCCAACGATCACACTATCTTCATCACTCTCGAGCACCACATCCTCGATCGTCTGGTATTCGATCCCAGGTTTTTCCTTGCAGGTTATCAGTGTCCCCGCAGGAATTTCGATATCCTCTCCGTAATTCGTGTCCCTTCTAAATTCAATATATGTGAATGAGCGGGTTCCCTCGTTGCGATAGAGGCCGAAGAGTTCCCCAAGACTGTCTAAAGCTGTTCCTTCCGCATGACTCACATCCCATGCATCTACCGCTTCTTCGATATTCGCATGGATCTGCTCGGCTTCCAGGGCGTATGCTGACAACAATAGGACTAAAACATTCTCGATATCTTCTTTTGTTTGGATTTTCGTGACAAAATCCTCTTCATCAGATATTAGCTTATAGTTCTGAGCTGCTAATATCATTCCGATTAGGATACTCTCATAATCTTTCGGTATTATGTTTGGCGTGGGCAAAAAGGACCCCTCCCAAAAAAAAGAGTGATCATATGCTAATTGTTTGTGTCATGGATAAGGTTTCGCCGGTATTGGCGGTCACATCAATGGTTACCACAAGTTCGCCTTGATTCCCTTCCTCCACCTCTATGTAATTCACTTCTTTCACTCTTTTCATGTTTTTCACAGCCTCTCTGATGTCCATCTTGAGGAGTTCGATGTTTCTTCCGTTCACCCCTTGATAGAGGACTTCATATGCCTTATCACCCCAATCCTTGTAAAAAGGGTGGTCTTTCAATTCATTGAATGCTGTTAGGACAGTGAATATTATCCCAGTCTCCAGACTCTCCAAACCAACCGATCTGACAAGATCTCCTTTCTCGAATCTCAGATCTAAACCTCTAAAGAAATCCCTATAAGAGTATTGAAGTGATGGATTGTACTCCATAACAGGATTTTTATCACTTTCCCCGTCAAAGTCCACAAGCCCATACAAGACCCATTCGTTACCATCCACCTCGACTGTGCCTTCGGAGACGCCTTCAACAATCCAACCACACCAATAATGCTCTTTGAGTCGGAGGTCCTTGTGGAGGTTTTCTAAGGCCAAAGCTTTCACACCTCTTTATCGTTGATAGTGACTTTATCGGCGTTTATTGAGATCTCATCGGCTTTTATCTCAACACAATCTTTCCCGTCCTTTCTTCTTAAGAATATGCTGGCTTTTCCAAACATTATATAGGTTCCCGGTTCCTCGAATTCGTACCGGTAATCATGGAGGCTGGTGAAGCCGAGAAGATAGGCTCCTTTCCTGTATGGGTCTCCTTCAACACTCAGCATCAGACCATAACATTCTATGGGTGCTATGGAATCCCATCCAGTAATAGGACACTTGCTAGTTTCGCCGGTGGCTACGGAGATGATCCCACCATCGTTGATCGGGGTTGGGGAGGCTACATCGATGATAACCGGTTGGGCTGTGGGGTCATCTAGTTTCGAAAATGGCATCACCGCAACTTTACCATTCCTGGGATAGAACCTTTCAATTTTGACAAAACGCAGATAAATATCTCTTTTGTCGAGTGGAGGTTTACCGGGTCTTGAATCCAGTTTACCCCCTAGCAGGCGGCGTATCAGTCTTTCTACATCATCTCCAGTGACCACATTTACCAATGAGATCATCCTCCTTTCACTACGAACATTCCAGGTTTCGAGGCTGTGGCTCTGAAAAGAGTGTTGATGTTATAGTTTCTGTATGGGAAGTCGACCCATTGACCGTTCATGTAGATTTGGACGCTGCGATGGTTACTTGCTAGGCTGGTGCCGTATTGGATGATCCTCGCACGAACACCAGCGGCTGTTAGCTTTTGATATAACCAGTCTGAGTGAGCCCAACAATCCCCGCATCCTGTCCTTTCCATGCACGCAGCATCGGAACAAGCATGACAGTATCCGAATCTAGCCGCTGCCCGACCAATATCATCAATAGTGGCTGTTGAAGGAGCCGCCCCACCACCCTCACCGGCTGCTGCTGCCTTCTCCTTTGGGCTTAGGTAATCGCCGAGGGTAACTCCAACAATATATCCTTCATTTGGCGAGAATTTAACATCTATCGATGTGACAAAATAGATATCTCCAAAACCATATGTTGGCGAACTGAAAAGGGCCCAACTGCCAGGATACCATTTAGGGTCACCAATGACAGTGAACTCGATTGAAAATGCAGAATCTTTCTGGCACTGCCTCAGAATCCTTCTAGCCTCAAATTTCCCTTTATCCCCTGAGATGAGAGGATAGGAAACTTCAACGACATTTAATTCTCCATATTTTTCGTACATTTCATCGTCTATTGCGTAGACCACACCATCCTTTGTTTTCACCTTGACGGTTGTGACGATAGGCCCGTCACCTTCTTTTATGTCCACACTCCCATCGATTATATTAGCACCTTCGATCGCAAATAAAATACAAGTATGAAATGGTGGGATTCTAACAACATAACAGATGTCGTGTTGAACATAGACCACCATTTCATACTTGTATTTTTTGATAACCTCCTGTATCATGTTCCAATAGTTGCTCGCACCACCACCAGATCCTGTATCAGTCGATCCGGGTTGACCAGATCCTGACACAGAGCCCCCTCCTCCGCAGGAAGTCGGAAGCATGCTACTGTATCGGTAGTCGTGTACCATCCCACAACCACAAAAATCGGCATCGCATCCACAACAAAAGAATGTGCCCTCTGGGAATGTGTTCGCTCCTCCTTGGCTGGTATCACCCCTACCCAAACCAGCACATTTGTTCACATTACAACCGGGCGGACACTGATTATATTTGATAATAGTGGATTTGCAGAAAGGACAGGGGCCTGTTGCCCTGCAAGTGACATATCTTCCACTCCCAGATGGTGGGAGTGGGCAGTCCCCCCTCCTGCAACTTCGTTGGCATGGTCCTTCAGCATCTCCACCGACACCGCCACCACCAGCCTCTGAGGACTGTGAAGAGTAGCTCGTAACTTCATCTGGCAGGCCTCTGAAATCGATATAAGGGGTTAGACCGGCTTTTTTGATGATGTCAGCTAGTATATCGCTCATTTTCATATTATTATAGTTCGCAACATCTTCCTTTTCCAATAAAACTCCAAGGTCTGCCACTTTGCACGAGATCTCGTTTTCATGTATTTCAGTGTCTGTGATAACAAGATGGAAAACCCTCTTTATCACAATTTCCTTTCGCTCTGGGCGTTTCCAACCCAAGGAGACAAGGATCTCATCACCCTTGTCAAGGAGCTTCCATCTTTCCTTTGTAAAAGGAAGGAGTATCTCACCTTCGCCTTTTGCTTGTTCGAGACTCTTTTTGAAATTGAAATTAATAATCTCCCCTAATTCAACAACTGACTCGACTGGAGATTTTTTCCGGATCTTTTCGAGCATATCTTGGATGCTCGTCCCAATCTTCAACTCTTTTTTCTCCTGGCTGCTACCAGAATCTGAATCTGAGGAGTTTGCGGAAGTGGTTGTGGAGCCCATCACCTCAGATGTTACTTTGATTGTTGTTGTGGGATCGCCTACCTTGTCTGTTTTAGGCACGAATTTCCTTTTGATTAAAGTGAATGTGCTGATCGGCATCCAGCCACTCTGTGGCATCACATATTTTGAGACCGACTCCAACGCCAAAAGGACGAAACCCCCTGCTTAGTCTTCTTTTTTAGCCTTTTGGATCACATTGAGGCGATATTTCTCGGCTCTCACCTTATCCCAGACTTTTTCCCGACCACACACACAACAGTAATTAGCCCCGCAATTCTCAGCGGTACAATGAAGCTGGCCTTCAGGGACTCTGCTATCCACCTGTTTTGTGAGGATATTCTTCTTTTTGCAGTGCGGGCAGTAATTTTCGAAACTCGCGATATAATAGACATACTGGTACCCATCGTACTTCATGCAGAAGGCGCAAGAAGGTTTGCATTTGACTTGGAGGATTTCCGTGGTCGTGGTTGTTGGGGTTTGGGGTTGGGGTGCTGGCTGCTCTTGTTCCACTACTTGGTCGATGCCTGGTGGAAGTCCCTCTTTTGCTTCGATTGTGATCTCAGCTGTCTTGTAGACCCCATCCTCGGTTGTGTAATCCATTTCATTCAGGAATTCTAATTCTATGTTGGTGATGGCTGCTTGGACTCTCCCAAAATATGGTGATTTCAACTCGACCATTTCATCTTGTAAGCCGTCTAGATATGATAGTATTTCTTGGACTTTAGCTTGTATGGTGAATTTGAATGAGAATTCTCTTCCGAGGGGCATTGTGGGGATTAGGACCAAACCCCTGTTCATAACCTCTTTCTCGACGAATTTCCTCCCTTTGAACGGGTTTTTGATCCTCAGATCATGCGCAAGGATGGGAACCCCATTGATCTCTATGTTATGATATCTTAGTTGTATCGCCATTTTCCACCCTCCCATCTTATGCTACGAATGATCTGCCCCTTGTAAGATAATCTAGGGATTTTTTGAGGATTCTAGCACCTTCTTCGGGTGTTAGGTCCTTAACGGTTATTGATATGGCTCCCGGGCCTAAATGTACTATATTTTGGGTGGTTTTATAGCTGTACACGCCCCTGTCGACAGGGATTTTACCTATATTGATGGCCTCTGTTCCCATTGGCAAGTTCTTCCTCCTTATGGTATCGAAATACCAATCTGCCAATCCGCTCAACATTCCTAATCTCGCTACTAATGACGGTGTGATTTCTCTGAATCTGAGTATTGGGACTTTGTCGACCATAACCCAATATGGCGAGCCCGCCTTAGCCTTTGGGTTTCCACCTCCAAAAATGAGATTCCCTAACTGTGCACCGAGATTAAAACCAACAACATGAGGTCCTGACCCAATAGTGGCTATCTCCCATCCAATATTTGTAGTTGGAGAACTATTATTGGACCAAGGCGGTGGTTGAATAGACGGTAGCTTCGCTGCTATTTCCCCAACATCAGCCAATATCTGGTCAAAAATGCTTTTAATTGTGTTGAGTGGGCTGACCCAACCATTAAGTCTGTCCCCAGCGCTCCTAATATTATCCGCCCATTGATGAAGGGTGTTCCCTATATCATCGAGTGGGTTGGTGATATCCGCAAGCCATTTGCCGAAATCTCTGAACCATCTCGAGAAGTCCATCCATCCTTGCCTAATCCATGCTAAGGAATCTCCAGTATCCGGTCGAGGTTTAGGGGATAATAGGTTTGCGAAATCATCACCGATCGAGGCAAAAATGAGATTCCCTAACTGTGCACCGAGATTAAAACCAACACCAGGAGGTCCTGACCCAATAGTGGCTATCCCCCATCCAATATCCCAGGCATTGCTCAGAGCCTCAACCATACCGTCCCAACCTTGAGTAAGGTTGTCGCGGAATTCATCACTTTTTTTCCAGAGATCCCAAAATATTACCGCTGCATCCCTCCCCAGAAGACTTGTTGGACCAACTGGTCCAGAAAAGAGGAGGCTTAGGTCATATTCTTTTAGCGTGTGGGTGCGGGGTTCGATGCCAAGGATTTCACCTGTTTGCTTATCGTATGTGATTTTAATAGGGATGGATAAAGGTTTGACTTCAACAATGTCCTTGCCAGTCTTCTCATCCTTCTTGACTTCAGGCTGAAGAAGGACAGGGAACACTTTCTCCTTTGCGAATTTGGCGATCTGGTCTAGGAATCCCCCAATAGCTTTACCCGAAACATCAGCGAACTTCAATAGGAAATCATATACTTTTTTAACTATGGGATAGATTCCTTTCTCCCAAACATATTGGAGGAACTTTAGGATATCTTTCCAAGCTCCTGTCTTCCAAAGAATATAAACGATAATACCGGCTATGGCTACAACAGCTATCAATATCCAGAGGAACGGATCCATTAATATACTTAACAGACTCCCAAGTGAACCGAGGCCCCCGAAGAGACTTGTGAAGCCTTTCCCAAGCCCGCTGAAACCGCCTCGCAGAAGTTTTAAACCGTCTTTCACGCCACCTTTGAAACCACCCCATTTTAATTTCAATAGTTCTGTGACTCCACCAGCTTTCTTAGCACCTTTTATGAAGTCTGCGAACATTCCAGTTATATCAAAACCCGTTACACCCACAAACATGCTCGAAGCAGCCGAGAAGACAAGGAGATATGCTATGGCACTTTTAATCGGATCTGGCAGTCTCGAGAAGGCCTCAGCTATCTGAGCTATTGCCTCGATGATTGGCATTATAGCAGGGAGGATCTGAGCACCGAGGATAACTTGGATCTTTTCCATGTAATATTGCGCCATCATCATCTTCCCAAGATCTGTTTCCCTGAATTCCGCCGCACTCCTTGCCATTGTGGGGTATAGGTCGGCGATAACCTTCTGAATATCAACATAGGTTTCGCCGTTCTCGTTCACCACTTTCCACGATTTTATCATCTCATCGCTGAGTTCGAATGTCCTCTTTAGGCTTCTCTCGATCTCTGGGTCACCAACACCTCTGGCGAATTCCATCGCCAATCTTTTGAGGTCTTGCATTTGCCCTGTTCTGAAAGCGAAACCAATAACAATCGTCATTAGTTTTTCGGCTTCAGGTCCTTCCATGGGGAGACCTGCTTTCCCGAATTCGATAAGCATGTCCCTGATGGTTCCTGGGGGCACCCCTAGATTTTTGCTGAGTGTGTTCGCATATTCCTTAGCATATGCTGCTCTTTCTTTGAGGCTGCCGGTCATATAGTCCCCATATTGACTGGCGAGGGCATACCATTTGGACTCCACCTCGATAGCCCTGTCAATACCGGCGGTTATATAAGTGGCTGTCATCGTCCCGAAACTCATCATTAGAACCCTGAGACCCCATGCGAGCTTTCGACTCTGTTTCTCAGCCTCAGCCTCCTTCTTAACCAAGTCTGTGAAAGCCTTGCCAGATTTGCTGGCTGAGTTCCCCAACTGGTCTACCCCTGTTTTCGCTGATTTCGCTGCGTCTCCCACATCCTTCATTGACTTAGAAGTCTGAGCGAGTCTGCTGTTCATCTGGGCGAAAGGATCGGAGAGACCAACAGCCACCATAGTCCCAACATCAGTGATATTACGCTTCATCTGGTGGCCGAGAGTCGCAGTAGCATAGTTCGCATTGATTCCAACTTTATGGACTTCGGTTGATATTCGCCTTAGATTGTTGGATGCATCACGGGCAGCTGCACCCACAGAGCCTATCGACTTGCTGAGCCTGCTTATAGTAGCTTCCCCGACAACCCTCCCAACAATAGTGAGTGCGATCGAACGAAGAGTCATTTTTCCTCACGAAAAGACAAAAATCTTATTTTTTAGTGGGGGGCAAAATTCTAGACTTTCACTTTTTGCCTCTCTTCCTCAAGCTCTTTAGCGGCTTTTTCCTTTGCTTTAGCCTTAGCCGCCTCGTAAACCAACTCCATATAATATTTCCGCCTCAAAAATTGAATGTCCGGCGTATACTTCTGAGCTATTACTTCGCTAGGTAACCAGCCTAAGTGCTTGGAGATTCTGAAGATCACTTCGCCTTCAACACTGTCAGCATACTCAAAATAAGCGTTCCGAAGTCTCTGGACCTAACCCAAGGACTTCAAGGGCTTCTGTCATCACATCGACCCTGAATTTAAAGGGGGTGTGTTGCCAAAACCTCTTCCTCTCTTTTATATCTCCATTGCAGTCTGGTGGTGTTATGAATTTCGCTAGGAATTCATTCATAGCATCCATCATCTCAGGGATGTTAGCATTGCTTTTCTCGAAGAGTAAAAGTTGGATTTCCTCGAGTCTGTCTCTTTCCTCCTTGGTGAGTTTCGCACCACTTCTCTCCTTTGCCAATATCAATTTATCAGGGTCTGGGAGGTCTTCAAGGACTTGGGTGTCGATGTTGAGAATGCTCAGATCATCACCCTTCTCTATCGGCTTCACCTTAAATTCTACGAGAACATCATCTTTACCCGGGACGGGGACCTTAATTATATTCTCTGAGGGGAAAAGCTTGAAAAGTTCTCTCTCGTCACGGATTAGCTTGACAAATTTTTTCGATTCTTCAAGATCCTTCTCGATCTCCTCTTTAGCTTCGCTTACTTCTAAACCTTTTGAAATCTCTTTACTAAATTTTTTAAGGAGATTCTTAACCTTTTTCACAGTCTTAGGATCTTTTGGATCTATCTTGCCTTTTTTGATTTTTTCGATTAGTGCTTTTTCTTCTTTGTTGAGTTTGTCGGGGGGGATAAACTTGATGAATTCTTCAGCGTCTTCTTCTACCATCTTCTGCTCGATCAATTTTTGCATTCCTTCGAGTACTTTATCATCTTCCTTTGCCAAATTCAGTACCTCCCCATATTTATCCTAAAAAAAGGGTGAAAAGGAGAAAAGTGGATGCTTTGGATGGTTGTTTTTATTCTTCAGGGGCTTCCGGGAATTTAAAGGCGACTACCTGGTAACCAACACCATTGCTTACAGTCACGACTAATTGGGTGTCTGTGTGCTGTCCTTGTTGTATGCTTACGCTCCCGCCACTGTCACCGATCGTAAAACTGGTTGGGACTACGACAACAAGATCTGGGACCGCTCCTAGACCATGACTTATCTGTTGTGCCTCTCCAGTCCCCGTCTTTGAATCTACGAAGACTTTTGGATAGCCATAGGCTATGTCTTCAAGTGCTTGGATGTTGGTTGCGATGTTTTGAACTTGAGTATCAATATCTTCGACCTGACCATTGAGCGTGTTCACAGTGTTTGAGAGTGTGGTGACTTGTTCTTCGAGGTCTTCGAGGTCTTCGAGTCCCTCTTCAGCTGTCTCATCCTTTTCGGCGAGGCTCCTAAACAAGCCCTTTCTACTAAGCACTAATCTTACAAACTCCTTTGCTGTCAAACTCAATCAACTCCTCTTCCATTATCCCCCTCCAAAAAAAAGGAGGGGGTAAATGAGGGAGAGAACAGGATCCCTTTTTAGGTTCTCCCCCTTTTTTCTATTTGTCCTGGAATTGTGTCTCTTTCACTTCGAAGCCGTATGCTTTCCCTTTTATGTCGACTTTGATCCCTTCATTTGTCTTGTACTCTGGTGAAATCTCTGTAACATAACATCTCTTCAATACCACGATAGGTTTGTATGTTCCTGTTTTTTCATCAATCGCCCATGATGTCAATGTTAAATCAACATCCCTTTGACCCTGCTCAGAGATCAGATTGTACCAGAATTGCTGATCTAAGGAATCGTTCACTTCCCATGTTAACTCGATTTTCCCAAGGTACACATGTTCGGGGAACCTGTCATCAACATAAATCTCTTTAGAATCCTCTTTGATACTCCACTTGAAATCTCCTGATAGAACTCTATAATTCTGCCCTCCGGTTGCAGCGGTCACCCTAATCCTATGGGCTGTATATCTTTGAACTGCCATTTTTCAAATCCCTCCTCCAAAAAAAAGATTTGCATTCACTCCCCTCTATGGGTTAATCACGGGTGCGATGATCCTGGATTTTACCCTTATATACTCGGTTGAGGGTGCTGGTTTGATCGCCATTGTGATATCAACGATATTAGGATCTCCTATGTTTTCTGTGACTGTTACTTCATAGTCTCTGATGACACCTTTTTTCTTGTATTCGCTGAATATTGAAGAGATCTGTATCTCGAGGGCTTGCATCGCCTCTGCTGTGCTTAACTTGTATAATTGTCCAACCGCAATCCTAACGGCTTCACCAGCCCTTGCATCACAGTTTCTTCTCAGGTGCAATTCTGCGTCAACAGGTCTGCTGCCCTGATAGAGCCTGTAAGATGACATAACAGGCCAATATATTCTTGGCCCATTCTCTTGTTGGTATGGGAACATCCAGAATGTTGTTATACCCGCGTTTTTGAGGGTTAGGAGTTCAGAGTCGTCTCTTTCAGTTATCTCTGTGGGGTCGACCGTTTTGAATGGGTCCATCCCAGGGTTTTCCCATTCATAGTGTTTGGCTTCCTTGGCTGCTACTTTCACATGCAAATTGGGATCGTCGACTACGCAGATCCTACTAGATCTTATATAGTCTGTTTGGGCTGGGTCTGTTAACGCTGCGACATCATCAGCATCGGTTAGAGTGGACGGTCTTCCAACATATCCGATTCTGAAGAAACCCTTTGATGCGAGATCGTCCAGGGCATCTGCCATAGCATTCCATATGTCCAGATCATAGGCTCCGCTCTCGTCTCCACCCACGAGGATGTATTGTTCAGCGTCTTTGATCCTTGCGGCTGTTGCGAAGGCTGTTGTCCAATCTTCTTGGGTTGGTGTGGACCCCACATTTATCGCGTATAGTTTGGGTATTGGGCAGACGGTTGGATCATAGCAGTCCCTACCTTCCATGAAATAGTCTCGTATCCCCTCTGCCAATTCCCCACCATCATCTCCAAAACCAGTGAGTGGGTCGAGGACTTCGTCATAGTGGATGAATGACTTGTACTCTGTTGGTGCTCCTGTTAGGTCGGTTGTCCCAATCAAGACTGAGATCTGACCTGGCCCTGTACACTTTGGAACAGTGTCAACTTCTTCGTAGTATGTAATGCCGACCAGTGGCATCTTCTATCTCACCTCTCTAAAATTCTTTTTTTCCAAAAAAGGTTTTTTTGGGTTCGTGTCCAGTGAAGGAGAAGACCAGAGGATTTTCTATTCTGTGTCTTCTCTGATTGTGAAACCGCAATATGGTAGTGCTTTCTCGTCTCTCTCATAGAATACTTCCACCTTATATTCTAAGACCCCTGTATAAACAGGGGGTTCATATTCAAAAACTTCATCAAGGGTTAGCCTGTCAAGATTTACTTTCACAATATCATAGGATGCGAAATGACCACATGGATTCCTGTAATGGGGATCCTCAGGGTCTTCAATGTTGGAATATGGGCATTGGTTATTAACTGAGAATCTATTCACAATGGTAAGGGCATCACATCTCTCGTTTGTTGTCTTACATATTCCACTGTCATAGTTTGCACAGAATCGATAATGCCATTCTTTCGCATCCCTAACAATCCCTTTTATCTGGCTGATTATACCATCCCTTTGAAGCCCGTCCGCTGCAAAAACAAGAATGTTAACCGTCCTCCCTTCCATCAGATACCTTTCACGGCCAAAAATGTATAATCGGTTGGGATTTTCCGGGTCGAAGTGAGGGTGGTTGTTTGGCATTTTCTCCCAAATATCACTGTCATAGACATCGTATAGTTCCTTTTCTATGGTGCTCCTGATAGTCACGAAGGGTAGTATCGCCTTTGGGGGAGTTCTGACTTGCACGGGGACCTGCTTATCATTGTATGTGATGTTTCCTGCGAGGAGGCTTCTGAAGGCCTTTGTACATTTGTCCCCTACCTGATCCATCTTACCATCACCTCAAAAAATGATCGGGGGAAGTTTATATTATGGCCGTCTCTTTCAGATATCGATTAAATTCCTCCGTTGCTATCTTCATGGCTAATTGTTCTAATTGGGGGTAAATGTGCACCATGAAATGGTATCCTTCAGCGTATCTGCTCCCGAATGGGGCTGATGTTTTGCGGTGATAGACTCCACCCATCTTCTTAAGGTGGCTGAACCACCATCGTTCAGCTTTTTTACTGGTGAGGACCCTGTGACCCTGATCAAGTAATAAGAGGAGACTATAAGGTTTTGACCCACCCTCAACAACAGCATCGTTCACTATGAGCCCTGAGTTGCCGGTTGGGACATATTTGAAATGTGAGCGGACTTTCCGGGATGGGATCAGAGGATGGTGTTTGAGACGCTGTACCATCATTTTCCCTATCCTGTCAATTGCTCGTCTCCGGTATTTCTCGAGGCTTATTGATTCGAGTTTATCCCGGATCGTATCGATCTCAGCTATCCCTAATATTGTGAATTCTCCTTCTACCATCCTATTCTGTCCTCTTGGACTATTTTCCTCGCTAATCGAACCTTCCAATAGGGTATAAGAGTCTTGTACTTGATCGGAACCCCTATAATATAATATTGTTCGCCATCAATCTCAATGATACACTTATCCCCAAGCTCATCAAAAGGCACTGAAGGGTCAGCATACAATCGGAAACTGGTTATCGCAATATCACCGAACCCCTTCTCATCCCGCCCCGGCATATCAGCCTGAAAATCCCCAACAAACACCCCTACTTCCTCAAGGGTCTCTTTCTCACCATACTCGTCAGGATCTCCGCTTCCGAGTTTGTAGAGTTTGAATTGTGTGTTAGGGAACAACACCAAATCTATCAACTCTTTTTTATGCGATTCTTATGCTTGGCCCGCTCCTCTGACGCTGATAAACCCTAGGATACTCGTAGACTATCTTAGATGATTCTCCTGGTGCGAGCTGGGCCTGGAATCGGAATTCTGATCTGTTCGGTTATCGGGTCATAGAATTTTGTTATTGTGTCGATGGCCTCTTCTAGTTTCTTTTTTTGGCCAGGTGGGATCTTCATGTCAATCTTTTTCCCAAGCAATTTCACCATCCCCTAATCCTAAGAAGTGATATCGACTCAAATTTCTCATTAGCATCTGTCACAATCTTGAAGACGAGAATATACATCCGCTGAGGCTCTCCACCCTTCAAGAGGCACTTAACTGTCCCATTCTCTTCGACTTCAACTGTTCCGATGATATCCTCTGTGGCGTTCTCTCCTCCGGTTAAAGTATATGCTTCGACAGCTGCATCTGTTATCTGTTCGTTGTCCCCGAGTCGGGATATGAAGTCTCTGTTCACCCAAAACTCTTCATATGACGACTTCCCAATCATGTTATTCTCCTAGAGGATCCCCTTCTCCTTATAGTGTTATCTCGTCCCCATCTTCAGTCGTTACAGTAATGTCCATGCCAGTATCATTCATAGTTTCTAACTCTTCGAGAAGCCTTTCCAATCTTTCAGTGAAAGTCTGTTCAAGACCCTCCTCATCATCATGATCGCATTCGTTAACCGAAACTTGAAGTAATCCATATTGATCGTGTATGTATTGTCTTGTTTGGTAGCGTGGACAATCTTTATCCTCTGGTTTTTGAACAAACCTGTTTATTTCCTCCACAAAAATCTCCCCCATTTCACGGTTTTACGAGATGAACGATCAGAGAGGATAACACACCTATCAAGGAGCTTAGGATCAAAAGCAAGATTTTGAATGTTCGACTATTATACTCCCTCTCTGTCTCCCGTATCCCCTCCTGCTTAGACACATACTCGTTGATATCATCCAGTTTTGAGTTCATCTCATTCAAATATGTTTTCAACTCCCCAACAGACTCGTTAACATATGCGACGAAAAGGGAATGTATAGGACATAATTTGCCATTCCTGTTGACACTGTGATTGTTATCGAGCAAATCAATGATCTTCTTTTTGCCCAACTATAAGCCACCTATTTTTCATTGTCGACCAAGATATTGGACATACATATATGTTGTATCATCACTTATGAGGGTGACATATTCCAGATTGGTCATTTCGATCATGATCATCGAAGCCTCAGGCAAATATCCCGGACCATACCCATTCTCGTTTTGAGCGCCTCTCACTATGTTGCTTGTAACATCCCCGTTTATTTTGAAATAGACTGAATTGTCACTTGATATCAGGACGATCGCACTCGTACCATCAGGAATCTCTGTCTCCAAAGTATATTTTGTTGTTGTTACTTTGACGATATCACCACCAAGATACTCTAATGGGGGTACATTCGCTTCGAGGGGGAGATCCACAAGCTTCACATATAAACTTCCATCTGAAGATACCTTTAGCGGGACATAACTCCGGCTTCCTGAATCTCCGAATGCAATTGGCATTTTGCTATTCACCTCCATCTTCCCTCTTATTAGGGATGATAAACCTCATCTTGTATATTCTCGCAAGATATTTTTGATACTCCTCATTGTAAGTTGGAGGATGCGAGTCTGTGAATCTTTCACCGGATCGAGAAGCATATTTTATCTCGATATCGCCTTCTCGGATGGCGGCAACTCCACCACTAACGCCTCTTTGGATGAGACCCCTCTTTTCTAGCCATGCTAAAACCCCATAGACTGTGGCAAGCCTCGCATTAAGATCGTTCCTTGTTAAGGTTGGGTTGAATTCCCAGATCCTTTCACTGATGTCGATGATCTTGTATTCAATATTGTCTATTTCCTCTTCTATTATCCCGTTGAGATCTGGGGCTTCTTTTAGGATGTCCTCGATCGTGCAAAGATGTTCTTCTGTCAAAGCGGACTCACACCCCTTATAAAAGTGAAGATTTTAGTTTTTAGGGATAAGCGTTACAAGCACTTTGAAATCTTCTGTTGATGCGCTTCTCTCAACGATAAGCTTATCATCTTCTATCTTTATTGATTGGACATAGCCTCTACCTTCGATTGGCTGGAAGCCGATTACGCTCATGTTCTTATCTATCTTAGCCTCGCCTGTTTTATTACCATCTTCTATCAGGATGAGAACAGATTCTATTCGCGGAGTGGGAGGCTCTGATAATTTGATCTGACCACCATCGCCAACAGCTAATAACTTACCAGCTATTTCTTGTTTTTCACCATTGATTTTCAGAGCGTCAACTGATATACTCCCTTTGTCAAATCCTCCAGTGTACAAATCTTGGATCATATCATAGATTTCTCGCAATGCTCCTCTTCTAGAATAGATAATTTCTCTCCAATCCTTCAGAACCATAGACTCAGACCTCCTCCAAAGAAAAAAGAAGGAAAAAGTAGAAAATGGGAGGGTTCAGGGGATCCCCCCCCAGAAAAAACCCCCTCTATTCCCAAAAAGGCCCTGAATAAAAAAAAAGGAAAAGGGGGTGGGAAATCCTGTGAAGGGGGTTATGAACTTGCTATTGTTGCAGCTACTGCCCCAGCTGTCTGCTCATAGTGAGCGTCACATCGCATGGACAGGACATGATCAACTGTCCTTGCATAGATGTTCCTTTGTGTTTCGATCATAATGTCTCTGAACACTCCCCATACCATATTAGATGGCATGCTTAGGAGCACGAAGTGATCGGCACTGTTCAATGTTTTAATATCGTCATCGTCGAATGCTGGGACATGAACAACAGGTATCCCTTTGAATGGTGGTACCTGGCCTTCTGTTAGGGCAGCGTCACCGACTCCTGTGTATCTTGTCATAACCACATCTGTCCATTCTTGATATAGTTCCCAGTCGACATAGAACCTCAGTTCTCTTCTGTTGGCTAAGAATGGGGACGGTATGGCGTTCATCATAGCATCGAAGACCCCGACAACTCCCTCGTCGTCATAGTTGAATTCTGGGTCTGATTCTGATGGGAGTTGTGCTGCTGCTTTCTTAAACCATCCATCGAATGATGATAGCAAGTATTCCAGCTGTGTATCAGGGCCTGATATGTCTTCTGTGTCACCAAATAGGAGTGCTTTTTCAAGGTCTCTGCTAACAGCCCTGCCGAATAGTTCTGAGACGGTCTGTTCGAAATTCTTTCCTTCAATGGTATCCTCGAGGGTGTCGTAATCTATTGAGAAGTAAGCTACGACTTCTTTGGCACCGAGCACATTCTGTTCGAAATCTGGTGTAGCTTCTTGGGCGATGGAACCCGCTCCGCCTATGACAACTTTCCCGCTACTGGTTCTGCCGGGGTAGAGGATTCCGCCAGGCATTGAGATTACTGGTATCTCTCTTTGGTAGCTGTTCATTTTTATCATCCGAGCTTCGTCGAGAACCACTGATTTTTCCTCGAGGCCTCTTATGAATTCTGGGACTTGTTCGATTGAGAGAAGCCCTGCGGTCACATCGCCGTCGGTTATGGCTCTTTGCAGCACCTTATCGCTAAGTTCTTTAAGGTATTTTTGTATTTTTCCAGTGTCCATAACGAATCACCTTCCTCCTTTTTTTGAAAGATTCGCCTCATTTTTTGTAACCAAATTCATCTCTACCGAGCCTGGAGTAGAAGTCTGTTGGTGGTTTGGTTCTTTCTATTTTTTGTCCTTTGATGGATTTGGATTCTTGGATTCCGAGTTTTTCGGATATTTTCTCGTATCTGCGTTCTATTTGACTTATCTCTTTCGCTATCTCGTCTTTGAATGCTGATAGCTGGTCGTCTAATATTGTTTTAACGCTTTCCTCCAGACTTGGTTTTTCCTCTTTCTCTTCTTTTACCTCTTCAACTTTTTCTCCAATTTCGTCTTCAGCCTTTTCTTCAACTTCCTCCGCTTCGGTTTCGCTCTCTTCTTGTTTTTCTTCAATTTTTTCAGCTTCTCCTTCAGGGTCTCTATCGAGAAGCCGTTTGAATTCTTCGCTTTCAAGAATCTCTGAGAGTATCTCCTTGACATCGTCCCTTAATGATTTCTCCTCCCTTTGAGGTTCAGGATACTCTTCTTCAGGGTAGCCGTACCCTTTTTCAAGGTCCTTCACTATTTCCATGACCTGCTCCAGTGTCTTCGCTAGTTTCTCGATAGCGTCCTTGTCGACTTCATCGCTTTTGGCAGCATCTCTGAGCTTGTCGATCACATCTTGTATGACATCCGAAACCTTTTCGTCTTTGGCTTCTTCGATCTTGGAGTTTTCTTCAGCCATATTATCTCCTCCATCTTCTTTTCGCCTAACAATCAGGAACTCCGCCGCTGGGACTCCTGGATTGTCAACTAGACTGATTTCCATGATCTTTAGGTCTTTTATTTCGTTCACTTCGTCTAATTCTTCATCCGTTTTCCTTCTCATGATTTGTTCGCCTGTCACACCATACCCTCCAAACGAGACGCCTTTAATATCCTTCTTCCGAATCATCTCTTTTAATTGTGGGTCTTTGACTTTGATGCCGACGAATGCACTCCCCTCTGGGAGGTCTAGGTTCCTGTATATTCCACATTCGACTATTTCACCGGCTTCTTTTGGTAGTTGGAACTCGTGCTGCAATCCTAAGTTCAGATAATCTCTAACAAAATCATGAACCGCTCTTTCAATGGTTTGGGGTTTGATCCATTTACCCTTGTAGTCTTTTTCGAATGGGACGAGGAACGGGGCTAAAACAAAAAGATCCCCATCATCATCCTCTTTAACAGCAACTATCTTCGTCCCGAATTTCAGATCGTCCCGTGATCGTTGGATTTTCTCGGCTTCTTTTTGGACATCGATTAGTTTGGGTTTTTCACCCGGCTTGGACCAGAGAAGGTAATCTTGACCCTTCTTCTTCAGTTCCATCACCACATCCTCCAATTTGTTCTTCTCGGCATATGGTGTCTGGTCTTCTGGTTTTTTGATCAGCCAGCGTCTTCTACCACCAACTGGTGCGTAAGTGGCGATATATCTTCCTTTAAGTTTTTTTCCTTTGAGGAAAAATTCGAAGAAGTGTTTTCTCCACACTCCAATCTCATATGTTCCACTATCGACTTTGAAGAATTTAGCATAACCTTGTGAAGTGGATCCCACACCGCCAGGGGATGAAACATAGGCTGGGGATCCAACATCCAACCATGCTGGTGGTTGCATGAGCTTGAATGCACATTCAAGGTTTTCATTTGGGGATTCGTTAATCAGCCTGTCTGAAGCGTTTTCACTTGCTTTACCAAGGAATACTGTTATCCCGAAGAGAGCGTGAACGCCACTGTTTTTGAATTCGAATCTTAGGTCCCCGTGGAGGGAGTTGTTGGTTTTGAGGAGGTATTCTTCGTCTTTTTTTGATTCTTCTTCTGTTAAGCCCCTCCAATGGTGTTGATAGACGAATCTTCCTTTTCCTGAAACTGGGAAGCATTTGTACCAGTTGCTCTCCCAGAATTTCCGAGCCGCCTCACCCCTTGTCCCTCCTTCTTCATCATCTTCCTCCTTCCTCCTTAATAGGGGCGTCATATCTGATATTTGAGCGATTGTAGCGCTGCTGAAGTGTCTTTCGAGATCTTGCTGGGATATTATTAGGGTGTCCTCTGAATCGTAATCTTGGATGTCATCGACTTTGATTATCTTTGAGTTTCGAACCATTTTAGCTATTTTTCGGATGGTGTCCTTAGCAACATCAACTTTCTTATCCTCGAAATATCGTGGAATTGTGTTAATACCATCAAATAGTAGTAGGTATAAGTTCTTTTCGACTTCAAGGGAGGCTTCTCTGGGATTGAATGATTTCAAGAAATTGTACATCTTCCTATTACCGATCATGGAATCTGGGAGCTTATCCACTGTCTCCTCCCCATATTTTTGGAGGGATGTGAAGAGGTTATAATAGGGGTTGTCCAAGGCGAATATTATCTCGTTCTCTGGAGGTTTATTTTCAGGTATTGTACCATTACAGAACACAATTCGTTTGAACGGTCGTAAAGGTTTCTTCAAACCCCTAACCATCCTAAGTTTCTCAAGCATTTTCACTTGGAGTGCGTTGGCTCGTTCACTTAAATCTATAACTTGGCTCAGGTGATATGGCTCTTTACGACTTTTATCAACATCAATAACCATTGCGGATTGCCATTTCACCTTAGTATCGTTCCCGGTTGCATCGAATAAGATTTCCTGTGGTTGGACTGTGATGATATCCCCGAGTTGAGCGTCTATATCAGTGTTGTATGTCCAGCCCAATGCAACATATTCTACCCCATCCTCTTCATAGATTTGGGTCTGATTGATGTTCTCAGAGTCATTGATAACTCCTCCAAGATATTGTCTTGCTTGGTTTTTGAGGATCTTTTTTCTGAGGACTTTGACCTTGAGTTCAACTATCACTTTCACTTTCGCCATCCAATCTGCACTGGCTTTGAATTCGTATTTGCCCGTGGCGTCTTTGAGTACGATGCCCTCTGAATATTTTATCTTGGAGAATTTCCTCCATGCTTTTTGGATGTCTTCTATGGTTTTTGCTGTGATGCCATCTGCAACTGCGAAGTATTGGGATTTGCTTAAATATTTCTTGTAGAATTTGTGCAGTTCATCTCTTCTCTCTATGAATTCTTTATCAGAGATGTCTTTATTCCAATAGACCATGTCGAATAATGTGCACTTGACCCGGATGCCCTGCGGTAAAATAGGATTTTTACCCAGAAGTTTCATAACATCGATCCTTGGTAGACGCTCACCATTCGCATGTTCCAAGCCAACATCACAGTCAACAATGAACGCATCAGGAATCTTCTCAATCTCTTCTACAAGCTCCGGTAACTGTTTGGATTTGTCTTTCTGCGAGTCCTCAAAGAATACGCTCACATTCCCAGTTTTATCTTTCTGTATGAGGGTTCTGAAACCATTATATTTCTGTTCCACAACAACCCCATTAGCAAGATGCTCATCAAGCCATGGTTTCAACTCATCAACAGTGAAAGCCTCGGTGCTCATCCCATAGATCTTCATTGAAGGTTTGGGGAGTGTGACATTCTTCATTATAGGTTCGACATCGCTTTTCTTAAGGATTCTATCTTTGAAAGTATTAAGTGCCTTTCCCATCCTAAAGCGGATAGCATCGAGCTTCATAACCTTAAGCTCCTTTTTCTTGCGAAGAACTAGATCATATAAGGGTATGAAGTCGTCATGAGCCCCTTGAGGATTCAAGATAATATGAAGTTTCTCCTTGTCTTCTGGGGTGAGAGCCTTGCGAAGAGGCAACGATATGTTCTCATTCTTAATATTATAATATGTCTTGTCCTCGTTCAAATCGGCCCTGATGAGCACATCAACATCATCATAATTATCAGATTTCACTGAAGAACCAACAAGATTAACAAAATTATTCACAACCAATATTTCACTTGGCAATTTCTCGAAATCCAATGGGGAAGTATTTTTTTTAGCAAGTCTTTCCAGGACACCGTCTAATTCATCATGTGGATTATGTTGGAATCCTCTTTTCTCCATCTCCTCAACTATGAAAGTATGAGCATTAAAAATGTCCTCAGCATTAAACTCTTTGAGTTTCCCTTCCTTTGTGAGAGTATAGAGCTGATGGCACCTGCGATGCAAATTAAGAAGTTCCTCATCATCCACTTTCGAAAGGGAAATTGGGTTGATCTCGTTCATGTGAATGGATCATCCCTCCTCCTCACCATCTCTAGTTTCCTCTGGGGGTTTAATTGGACTTTCGGTTTTGTCCTCAGGGACATCCTGGGCGGGTTTTATCATTGGTTCAGCCTCCGAGAGGTTGGTGATCTTCATAGCACCTACAACATAATAATCATCCATCGCAGGATGTTCAACTCGTTTAAGACCAAACTTGTTTTTCAAGAGAGTTCGAACTTCATTGGGTGAGAGAACACCAATCTTGAACAATGAGATGTATGTTTCGATCTCATCCTCCATCACTTCAAACTCTGATAATTTTGGACTAAGCTCCCAATCTTTAATACCAAAGCCTTCACTGATGATCCGTTTGTTTAAGACTTGAGCCCAAAGCTGTTGTCTTGTAGCCACAACACCTTCGAGATAGTTCATCCGAGAGAGTTTAGCAGTATTGCCTCCAAGGGACCCGAGGACCATAACCCCAAGCCTATATGGGTCGACACCATGTGCGGTGACTATCTCATTCCTGTTATCTTGTCGGTACATTCTGAAGGATGCTTCCTTCAATTCTGTTGATAGTTTTTCGAATTTTATCTTGACACTATCTCCCATAGCCCCGGGTATGGCGATTACAAGGGGTGCGTGGGGATTCTCAGCTAAATAGGAGAAATATTCTTCGATCGTCTCTTGCAGGATTGTCTTCCCTGTTGGATTCCCTTGAGCATCTAATATCTCTTCGTCTTCGTAGTCGCCTGTTATGAAAACAGCATAGGATGGGACACCATAATTTTCAAAGAATTTTCTGTTATATTCGCTTTGGGCTTCGTCGCCTGCGATCGCAGATATGGCGGGGATGAAATCAGGAACACCATAAAATGAAGATCTGCTACTGTAATTATGGACAACAATCAACTCATTAGCCCTTTCCTCAGGTTCCAAAGAGCCTAAGGGATATTCTTCACCAGTGTCCATGTGGACATCCTTATCATAACCAAAAACCTTAAACCAGCGAAGATTAACACCATCCCATGTCTGAGCATACTTATTCAACGATTCATGCAAACGGAGGGTGTGAGATGGGATATGTTCCAACCTTTGAATCCGGGAATCAGGGAGATTACCCTCCCTTATCACTTCAAGGGCACCCCAACCAATCTCCTCAAAATCCTGACAAGCCTTCTTCAAGACATAAGGGAATGATGGTTGATGATTATCAAGAAAACCCTCCAATATCTCCAATTCTTTCTCTGAAGGAGAATCAGCCTTCGAGATGATCTCCCATCCCCTCAACGCCACATCACTGGCTTTTGTCTCGCAACATCTGGCATGAAATGTGTTAATCTCGGCTAAGGCGGCTAAACCTTCAGGGTTATACGGTGGTTCTATCAGCCCATTTGAGGTGTAAATTTGCGAGAAGGTATCTTTGAGTTGTTTCGACTCCCCATCCGCTATTTTGTACTTTTCAAGAACATCTCTTCGTATGAACTTGCCGGATGATAAGACGAAACCGAAAGGTTTCTTTTTGTTTATCAAGGCCGGGCTACCCCCTCATTTTTAGGTGATATGGGGAATATTCTTGGTCTCATTCTCCGTTTATAATTTGAAACATAGACTTTTGCCCTGTATCTACGCATAGAGTCGATGGCGAAAGCGAGGGAATCTAACATGTCGTCATAACGATATTGAGGGAAGTTCAAGTATTCGTCCATAAAATCCCCATAATGTTTATGGTTAGTGGGAACATAAAGATCGATGTAACGGGTTTTAGCTAACGCAGCTTGTATCCTTGTCACCTTATCGCCTTGGGATTTGTAAGGTTTGACTGGGATTCCGCCTTCTTTTCTGAGTTGTTGAGGTAATGCTCTTTGGTATGCAACATCCTCAACGAGGACTATTGAAGCATCATATTCGTATGCCTTGGATTTGATCGCTTCAATTTGACTGGGGAAGTCAATCCTCTCCCTGAACCAGTCAAGGATATATATTTTGTCTCTGAATTCGGCTACTGTCGTCCCAACAGTATAATCAGCCCTCGACGACTCAGATATCGCCAAATCCCATGATTGAATAATCCTATCACTCTTCTCGATTAACTCTTTTTTTCTTGAGGGTGTCAGCTCATATTCACGGAGCCATTCTTTTTTGAGAAGTTGTCCTTCCTCTTGGACTGTCCAGTCCCCAAGCTTCCATCTCTTATATAAGGTGCTGTCAAAATATTTAATTTGGTCAAAGAGTCTGTCATATGCCTTTTTGTCAAGGTATGGGTTTTCCTCATATGTTGATGGGATGAAGAGACCATCACCCTCAACGAACTGTTTCTTAAGATAATTATGTGAGACCCCACCAGGATTCCCAGTATACCAAACCCTCAGTGGTAGTGGATCGTCTTGTCTTTTCCTGTTGGATCCTTCAAGTTTGATCAGTCTTGTTTCTGGGAGTTCTTGGGCTTCATCAACCATGATCATGTGGAATTCGGCACCGAAATATCTCCCAACATCTGATTCGTATTGTATGTGCCCGAATTGTATAACAGCACCAGATGGGAATCTTAATCGTTTTTCTTGACTGTTCCATGATGGTCTCATGGTCCTAGGGATTTCAGGGTCTCTTGTGGTCCACTGGAGACACCTGTCCATTATCCCATTAGGCTGTGAAAGTTCGGGGTAGGTTTTCCTGATTATCCCAACTTTCCAGTCTTTGCAGAATGCGAATTGGAGAGCTCCCATCAAAGCTGCTTCTGTTTTACCACCACCCCTCGCCCCACCATAGAATATTTTCCTCTGTGAGGATGTTAAAAGCTGGAATTGTTTATAAAAGGGGATGGATGGGATATAAGGGTTCAGGATGATGGAATATGAAAAAACAGCCCTGTCTACCTCCCCCAGCTTCTCCCATTCCTTGGACAATCTCTGATCATCTTTGAGCATCTCTTTGAATCTTTTCATTTTTTTAACAGATCTAGCTAGGGGTTTCCCTACATTTCGATTGAATTCGTCCATCACAAGCTCGAGAGTCTTGTTGGTGTATAAGATTGGTCATCACTCCCCAAGAAAAATCATTATCCCATAAAAAAAAAGATAAAGTTATCTTCCCTCATTATATAATAGCAACGCTGTGCATAAAAAGAGAAAAAAATTCTAGAGTTTCTCTGCAAGAATGCGTCTCAACTTTTGTATCTCTTCAGGATTTCCCCTTTCTAGGAAATATTCTGTTATCATTATCACCCACATCTTAGAAGTAACCTCAACATCCATCGAAACAACTTTACTCTCAAAGAGTCTGAATAGTTCTTCATCGCTTCCTTTCTTAAGATAATAGTTGATCACATTCTCCATGTACTTGAAGAACTCGTAGCGTGCTAATAGTCCAAGTTTACCCTCGCCAAAATCCATCTCGGATTGTTCGACTAGGAATTTGCCCTTCAGATTATTTATAAAATTTACGAGATCCTCGTTTCCTGAGTATCGCATAATTTCCACCGCCAATCGAGAACAGCTCCAATTTAACATCTGTTTTTTCTCTTAGGAAGTTCACAACACCATCCTCGTCGACGATTATCTTCACCATGCTTTCACATCCTTCCTAATTATAACCCTCTCGACTTTGAAAATCTCCCCAGGGAGCCTTTTGAGTTCATTGTCCTTCATACCCCTTTTTATGAGGTTGTAGGATACTTTCGGTGGTGTGAAATTGTAGTATTCGCAGCCTTTGTTGAGGATTTTGATGACCCATGTTAGGGGTAGGTTCCCGAAGACCTTGTCACCTTCTTCCAGTTCTTCGAATGCTTCATCATCGAAGTAGTTTATTATGTTGAAATCTCGAATGCCGGTAGCCGCCTTCAAATACCTGACTGCGGTGATATGTCGTGTCACTAACCAATTCACCATCTCCAATCACCTTTCATGTAATATTATTTTTCTTTGTTGGATTTCGATCAAACCATCAAAGGAGAAAAGTTCCCCACCTAATTTGAAGTTGACAGAGTTAACATTCTCGTTATTGCAACTTATTATGATGGTGAAGTCTGTTGAGAAGAGTTCCTTCCCAATGTTTATGAGGGTGGGTTCGAGGGATTTGATCACAACCTCATTGGCTCGGAAATGGACTCTAACCAGCATACCATTCTTGATAAGCTCTCTTCTGAGTCTGGAAACGAATTTTATAACATTCCCTCGCTTTTTCGGGGTTAAGATTTTCATTTTTCATGACACCTCAATTGCGAAGAAATATCCTTCATGCTCGATTATTAGACCGCCACTTTCCTCGAAAGAGGCTAAGAAACCCTTCTTGTCAGCTGTTTCACCGTATTGTTCGGTTATCACCTGCCCGAAATGGTATAATGGGACTACTATAATGTCTTCCTGTTTAGCCCTTATCTCCTCACTTATGGTGGCAGCCACTTCTTCGATGATGGGTTTCGGCGCCTCCACTTTGAAGGCGAAATCCGGCACATCAAAGGCTCTAACTATCTCCAAGTTTCTCATCCCTCCCTTCTGTTGTATTCTTCGGCGAAAAGTAGCACTTCCCGGGTGATTGGGTCTTGAGAGTATTTGTTGAGGGTTTTTTCATCTTCTTTTGTTAGGTTGGGGAAGTGTTTAGCAACATCCCAGATCTTTTTATCATTTTTGTCCGATGCGAATCTTTCAAGTTCTAATTGGAGTCTTGTTTTCTCGTTTTCAATGATTACCTCACAGATTTGATCCCCATCGTACAAGTGGGTTATTTTGCCCCAATCTTCCATATAACCTACCAGTTTACTATCCCCGTTAACCCTTAGAATAATGAAGGTAGGATATTTGTCCGCTATTTCGAATCCAAGATCCACTCCATTCAAAAGAGCGGAATACTCTATGTTAAATCGTTTATCCTCTGAGAGTATTATATCCTCAAGTTCCTCTCGGCTTTTACCCTTGAACAAGCTTTCAATAACAGATATCATATTCGGAGGACTCCATCTCCCCTTTATGGTATGTCCATCTCCAAGTATCCTTGGAGCTTCTTCTTGAGGATTTTTCGGAGGAAACCATATTCTGGCGGTGGGAGAGCCGGATCTTCCATTTTCTCTGCTATTCCTAGAAGCATGAAAATCTTTGCTTTTTCCTCGAGGTATTCTTCAAAGCTTCCGCATTCTTCTCGGAGAGATGTGAGGTAGATTGGGTTGAGAAGTAGTTTTTGGATCATCTCTTTATAGTCAAGGCCGAAATATTCCATGAGTGTTCTTTTCGTCCGTTTTTCCCATTCGGGTAGGAGGATTTCATCCCATCTTTTTGCGGTGTTATTTTCGAGGAAGTAGAAGCCTTTGCCTTTCCATCGGATGTTCAGTGCCTTGTGTTCTATTTCTTCGGGTCTTTTTTTGTATCCCATATGTTTCGCGTCTTTTTTGATTCTCGCCATTTCTTTGATTAGGTTGTGGTCGAGCCTGACGGCTTGAAAACCTTTTCTGGGTTCGGTTGAGAAGTGTATTGGCTTTTTTTGGTTTTCTGGGTCGGCGAATAATGCGTATATTATTGGCTCTCTCAAGACCCTCGCCTTTTTTATATTTTAACATTCATAAATAAAAAATTAACAGTATTTAAATGCTTCGGTTTTCGCAGGGGAAACTTTTATATAAAAGTGGAAAAATAAAATAGACCATGGACAAAACAACAAAAAAACGCAAAATCAGAGTAACAATGGTAGCATACTTAACCCAAGAAGAAATAACAGAACTCCAACGAGCACGATTTAAAATAGCCCAACAATCAAAATACGGAAGACTACCATCAATCAGCGAAGTACTCAGAGAATGCGTACTCTACTGCATCGAAACCGAAATAATATACGAAATATTCAAACAAAAAGAAGTAGAAAAAGAACTAGAAAGGAGAGAAGAATGGTAGACATATCCGAACTCCACACAAAAATAGATAATCCAACCTTCCAAGACATGATCCGAAGGGTCCAAAAATTCATACAAAAAAACAAGAAAAACCCAAAAATAGTCTACATCAGACCAAACGGACCCGACTATGTCACATGGCAAAGATATCAGGACATGAAAACCCGCTGGGACCAAAAAACAAAAGAACTGGGCAGATACCCAAACTATGTCTGCATAAACCCACCATGTGACGAAAGCGAAAACAATACAGTTGGCAATGGAATATGGATGTGGGCATCCCACATGGACCAAGTCAACATGGAACAACTCCAAAGAAACAACATAACCAACATATTCCTCCTCGAACCAGCATTCAACGACGAGAACAAGGCAAAAGCCTTCGTATCGAAAGCAGCGAATGCCCAGATCAAAATACATGCTTGGATACAGTGTCTTCATGATTCGCAAGGCTGGCACGACCCAACAGACATAACCACCACCCAAAGAATACTCGAGAAAATCAACAAAGCCCTCAGATGCGGAGTCTATGGGATACACCTTGACTATATCAGATATCCGGGAAACGCCTACTTATACCCAAATGCTTCATCAAGGATAGCGGGGATAGTGGGGAAAATCAGGAGCTCCTTTGGGGATAAACTCTTCTTATCAGCAGCGCTGATGCCTGAAATGAAAGCCAACGCCTATTATTACGGACAGGATTATGGATTATTAGGTAAATACTTGGATGTGCAAATCCCAATGGCGTACAAAGGAAACTATCAGGCGAACAGGGATTGGATCGCCAAAGTCACTAAATACATACGGGAGGAAAGCGGCAAACCAGTATGGACAGGACTCCAAACATACAGATCCGACAAGAACCCGACACCAATATCAAAAGAAGAACTCGAAGCCGATATGAAAGCCGCTATGAGCGCGGGGGCACTCGGCTGCGTATTATTCAGGTTCGGGCTAATAGACAAAAACTTCTGGAGATAAAAAAAAGAGAGAAAAATGTGGAATTTTTTATTTTTCTTCCACTTGTTTTTTGAAGTGCATCCTGATTATCCTTCTAAGTTCCCTCGAAAGACTTCTCTCGTTTTCGATGGATTGTGCTAAGAGTTTTCTGTATAAGTCATCATCCACCGTAAATGATATTCTCTTCATTTTATCATCCTCCTTTAATCTGATTATGTAAGGCTTCCCACGAAAAGAGACTGTTAGCATGGGTGTTGACTCTTGCTCTATCTCAAAAATCCTTTGGAAGTCGCCGCCCTCAAAGGAGTATGTGCGAGAGACGTGCTCTTTGTAATCTTCAGGGGTTTGCACGGATTTTACATCGAATTGCTTCATTCTCATTATCTCTTCAACTACCCTTTTCTCTGCTCTTCTATATTCTATCTTTTTGTGAAAATCAATGTCGTGTGGGTCTATTAATTTTATATCTATCATTTTTTCAGCCTCTTTCCAGAGGAGAATTCTTCAGCGATTAAATTTCTCAGGAATTTGTTCAGATATGGGTTTATTACATATGGGAGCATCCCATCGACTGATTCATTTACCAAGTCGCTGAATATAATGGTCTTCCGGTTCACACTCCCGCTTTCTCCTTTCAATTCCTCTAATTTTGATAATAAATTGTCCTTCCCGTCATTATCAAGATATTTCTTTTCAACAAGAAAATCCAAGTATCCTTCTATGTTTCTGATTTTTCTCACAAAATATTCGTCAGATGATCGGGCGAACTCCCATGATACCACACTATCCCAATTGGCGATCGTTGAAGAATTGTAGACATAGTATCCCGGCCCAGTCCAATCCACTAGCGCCGAGCTATCGTTGATCTCTTCTGGGGATTTGAAAAAGCCTATCAATTCGATTTTGCCACTGATCTTCGATGTTAGGTTTTTGTCTATTTTTTCCTTGGTGTATCCTTTCCTTGGTTTTTTCGATATGTCTAAAGGCTTGTCACCTAACCAGAGGACATATACTTCCTTCATTCTTTTAGACCTCCGTGAATTCTATTTTGATGGCTTTGATTCTTTTGAATTCAACGAATCGATAATATCGACCATTGGCTATTGTATCATATCCATCGTTGGGGCTTACTGCCTCCATCTGAGCATAGAGCGGTTGAATACCGCATTCTGTGAGCTTCGCTATCACTGAAAGTGGTGCTACAACCACCATTTCGTCGAAGCCGCCTTTCTTGAACCTGCGGAGGATATCTTTAACATCGCCGAATGGTTTGGGATCTTCGACGATGATTGTGTCCTCTCCGAATAGTCTTTCAAGTTCTTCCACTTGTCGGGGTAATATCTGGTGGCGAGATAACCATAATATTCTTGTTGCCATCTCATCACCTCAAAATGTTATTCTTGCAACCAGTCTTTGCTATTTTCCAAACCATTGATTCAACCATTTTTATGACATTCATTGTTATGTAATCTCCACTTTTCGGCTCGTCGCTGGTGAATTTTTTCTTCATAATGTACCCTCTTCCACGCTTTTTGTCATAGATCGTTACCTTGTATTCGTCTACCATCCACAACATCTCTAAATTGAATATCGGACTAACTTTGCACACCATCTTAAACGGTTCTTCGAATCCTTTGTTTTCAACTCTTTTGCCGAATTCTTTTATTTCCATGATTATAGGGATTCTTAATTTTCTTCTAATATTTACCACCTCTGATTTTTTCTTTCTATTTTATTGGATTGGGTTTTCAGGATTGCTTTAATATCATCTGGGAGTTTTGACATTATCACATTCCTCAAATGGGAGAATAATGTTCTTTCAAGATAATCATTGATTAACCCTTTGGTATCGATCGCTTTAAGGTCCAATTCCGATGGGAACATCCCGTATTTGAGGCGTGTTTTCATCTCCGCTTCTCTCCAAGCTGCTGTGATAGCTTCGCTGTAAGCGTTTAAGTCGATTATCGCCACTCTTCTGAGGAGTTCCTCGCCTTTTTTGTCCTTTTTGAGGATTTCTGTCACTTCTATTATAGGATCTTTCATATTTTCTCCTCCATTTCCAAATCCAAAAGTTCTATTGCAGTTTCTTCTGTATATGATAGGATCTCTTCATCTGTGAGGAAATCTATATTTCCTATGACCTCCAGGAGTAATCGGAATCGATATGTTTTGAGGCAAAGATTGAAAACATCATTGTTGCGTTTTTCCCAATAATCAAGTTCTCTCCCTGTTATCTCAAGATTCAAAGTGTTCTGGAGGATGTCCTCAGGGACATCCTCTTTCTCTGTGATTTTCTCATCGATTTTCTCAGAAAGTTTCTTCAAATATTCATCATAAATGATCACATCAACACCTCCACAATCAACTGATAAATTCGATCATCTGTTTTGCAGCGTACTGGTAAGAGATAATCTATGGCTAGAAATGCCTCATCCCCTACCCTTTCTCTGTCAATGTACCTTCGAGCATGCTCTGGAACCTCCATTGAATCCAGAACACCCTCAACGAAGTCATAGGGGGTTTGAACAGTTATATCATCCACACTGTCAGGCTTACTCCCCAAATACTCATCGGAGTGCCTCACAACCCACCATTTCACCCTCCTTTCTACATCTTCTGGGATTTCGTCGGATAGGAATAATCCGAAATCCCATTTAATATCTCTTCGAGGGATAACCTCTATTTCCAATCTAATCACCCCTAAACCATCTTCTTTTCCTATTTTTCAATATAAACCCAAAAAAAAAGATAAATGGGTTTGAAGGAAAAAATCTACCGCACTACTGGAGCTATGTAAATTTCAATCATATACTTTGGATACGATGCTATCACATTAAAGTTGTTGATTTCAATCCTTATTGGCTTGTAATTGTCGTCGAATTGCATTATACCCGCTGGTAGTATGTTTTCAGCACCCATGAAAATTTTTTTGAGGATTTGTAGGCTGATTCCTGTTTCGAATTCTTTTTCTGCTTCCACAGCCAATTTGTGTTCTAGTTTTATGGTTTCGAAGTTGTTGATGGGTATGTTTAGGGTTATCTTGTCTTTTTTGACATCTACTGAGATTCTGTCTTTCTCAGATTTAAGAGTGAACAGTTTTTTGAGATTGTGTGGATTTATCACAATATCAGCTGGATAATCGTCCTTCTTTGGTAAGCATGGAATATTGTAGTATTCTGGTTTTTCGATCACCGGTATCTTGTAAGTGGTGCCATTGACACGGAGTGTCATAGTCTCATTGTCGATTTCTAGTTCGGTGCCTTCTTTTCTACCTTTTTTCAGTATCTTAAGAGCTTCTTCAGTTTCTACGAACACTGGCTCAATCTCGGAACCGAATGTAAAATTCTGGGCTCCTTGGATTACCATTTTACCATAGGCTATGTGGTGTTTGTCGATTCCATCAATTATCATATAATTTGGGGTGTATTCGATCTTGACTGTTGGTATTAGTCGTTGCATTAGTGAAAGGAAGGATTTTATTGGTCTTGGATCCTTTTTATATACTGTTTTTTGGATGGTTTCAAAATATTCCATTCCTCGTCACCTCCAATTTTTTTTTTTTTATTCGAAGGAGAATATAAAAAATTCTTGTCCATCTATCACAACAGGTTTAGTCTCGAACCTGAAATATAAATCTTCTATCGTATCAGCTTCCTCTAGGCTTCGTGCTCCTTCCTCGGACATTTTTTTTTAGGGTTCTAGGAGAATCCTCTGAATATTAGAAGCCCTATCAAAGACTAAATGGTATAAGTCTTCTATTAGGGGTTGTAGGTTTGGGTCCTCTGCTTGGAAGTTTGCAAGTGTTGTCAGTCTCTTGTCGTCTATGCTTCTTATTTCTCCTGCCTCAGCGGCTCTTAGAGCGCTGAGGATGTCGGGTCGGCTTTTGAGTTCTTCAAATTTTTTTATTTTTTTTACAAGTTTTGTTATTGTGGGATCTTTCATTTTTTTTTACACCTCCAATATTATTCTTTTGTTCCACATATTATTATATAGTTTTACTCATATATAAACTTTTTGGTTTAGAACAGCACCCACAACAAAAATAATAAAAATAAAAACCAAAATATAATATACCAATCCTCCACCAAAAAATCACCCCACACAAAAAAATAGGGATTTAGAGAGTTAAAGGCGGATCCTCACCTTCAACCCTCACAAGCACCTTATCTCTAGTCACATAACTGTAAATCAAATAAATCACATTAAGAAGACCTAATGTAAACCAGACCGTCAATACGAAAATGCTTTTCTAGCGGCTTCTATGATCTTCTCAGCCACCCCCTCACCTATATCGGCTTTAACTGACAGTTCCTTGGCCGTGGCTGTTGCAAGGCGCATCATATCCCCAAATCCGGCTTCTCTAAGTTTCT